AAAGGAAAGACCTGAATAAACATCCCCACCTCTGACTGCACTTGAATTGAGGTTGATAGATTGGTCATCGTCATCCAGAAGAAAGTATGTACCTGAAAAGTTAGTATCAACATCACCGAGTTTTATGAGAGGTGTATAATCTCCAGGGATTTCTCCAATAACACCAATAACATCACCTTCTTGGTTATAGAAATGTGTTGAAGCACCGTATCCGAGAGAAGTTTCATTATTAAAGGTTATCATCCTGTTTGATGTAGGTGCTTCCCAATCATCGCCATAGTACAAACCAACTGATGTAACCCCTTGGCTATCACCTGATTCACGTACAACGTGATTCCATTTCTGTGTTTGTGCAGAGCCAAGAAAATCGTAATGGGTAATGTACCAGCCATCATCAGTCGATGCGAGATACATGTTGTAATCCTTCGGAGTGTTATCACGACCAACACCCCAAACGAGATTTCCTTCATGGTAGTATCTTAGAGCACGAGAGCCAAGTTCAGTCACATCAAGTTCAAGATAATACTGGTTATCAATAATGGCATCCCAGTCACCAATCTTAACTACACCACTTTCCCATTGGATTCCAGCTTCATCTCCATCAAATCCAGTAACAAACTTACTGGGTTGAAACCAAGCAGAAGTTTCCCCACCCACCTTCATCTCAATACGTTCAGTTGAATCATTTACTATGATGTGAGTGCCATTCTCAACGGCATTGAAATCACCGAGATAGAATATGGAATTGGCAAAGTCAAAGTTCAAGCCTCTGGCCTCACCAGCATACCAAGTTTTAATATTTTCATTATCGTCATCCACGACAATATTGGTGCCATTATTATTTGAATCCCAGTCACCGAATTGGTAAAGGCCATTCGCGGTGTCGACATAAGCACCAGCCTGATTACCAAATGTAGCAAGCTGAGTAGTATGAGAAGCATTCATATATGTAGCACCACCAGCAATAAGACTAATCTCATTAGCATTTGGTGAGATGATATGTGTATCCCCACCACCATCTAAAAATAATGATAATCCCTGCGGGATAACCAAACCAGCAGCGTTGAGAAGTTCATCAAATGCAGCCTGTACTGTGACTGCGGAAAGATAACTTGTAGCAGGGTTGAAAGTTATCTCGTCAGCGTCAACAGAACTAACATGAACCCAAGCACTACCATCATACACAAAAGCTTGAGAATGACCTGGTTCAATAGTTATAGTTTTATCAGCGACAACATCGAAGTTTTCTGTAGACATGTCATTGCTAACAACATAAAACTTTTTACCAGCCGTTGTGTCAGTCGGTGCCCCAATTGTATTCGAGACTCCAGCAAACGTACAAGTGATAATCGTTCCAAGGTAAGCATCCACGATAGCCGTAGCACAGCCCGCAGTATCACCCGCATCATCGATGGTGTAGGTGGTCATAGGAAGGGATGACAAGGTCAACCCCCAGTATGCTGGGCTTGAGCTTGGCGTGTGGCCTACTCCAGCCTGAATACAAGTATATAATTGACCAGCATAGTTTACAATATCACCAACCGCATACCATTGCGCACCAGTGTACGTTCCAATAGCAGAACCCGACTTGGCGCCAAGAGTCCTATTGTTATGAACAACTTGCTCAATAGAAAAATTTTCCATGATAAACTCCTCAACCTAGTTTATTGCTGAAGGACTCTTACAGCTTGCGCAGCGACACTTGTCAAAGGCTTAACATGTAAGTGTAATTGAACAGTGGGATTCCCAACTTGAATACCTTTAGGAATTTTGATAGCATAAACTTCTCCCCCACCACCATTGAGAACCATATCATTGGAAGTATCAATAGCAGTCGCAGCCCCATCATCGATCAAAACATAAATGTCCAGATCAGGTCTGAGAGTTATAACAGTTGTGTCTAGGTCAATCGCTAGATCATCTTGAACACCCAAACTAATATCGAGAGCTGGTGTTGGCGACCAATCGCCACCGAAGGCACCAAGACTTACTGCATCTTGGGTTACAAAAACATGTTTTCTTAAACTCATTGTTGCTGTCTCCTCTTGTTAATTATTACAGCTTGTACCCTATTGTCAAAGCTTTGCCTTCGGTGGCGTGCTAAAACTATTTTGTGTTAATCTTTTCCTTGATCAATTTCCAGATGTAAGACTTTTTCTGAGTTTTGTTTAGCTCTTTATAGTCAGCTTGATCTTTGTCTGGAATTAAAACATCATTCTTATCAGCCCACTTCTCTAAGTCTTTCAACTTCCAATTATAATTGGGGTCATCTTCCTTAGTTTGTTTGGGCGTGATCGTAGGCTTGGCAACGAAGTTGGACATGCGATTTTGATACTCTTCTAACATCTCCTTGACTCCTTCTCCACCCTTCAGAATTTCCCAACGAGTCGGCATGTCGAGCAATAACTGATATGCTTGCTCTTCTGAGACTTTGATAAAACAAGTTTGGGGGTGATCGATGTCGCAATAATTTCCATCACCTCTGTACTTGACCTGCATATCTTTTCGGCTATCACCGCCAACCCATTTCAATTCTACAATATGATTTTTCTTATCGGTCATTTTCAATATCCTTCGCTATGATAAAGGCACCACGGCAGGGCTGGAAAGGAGAACCAAACCAACCCATACCATGTCACCGAAGGAACCACGTGGTGTCCTTCGTCATCGGTTATTAATCAGAAGCAGCAGACATTACATAAGCTACAAAGATATCATCACCCTGTTCGGCTCCAGTTTCGAGCGCAATACAGAATCCATTTTCAGTAGCAGCACCAGTAACATCGGTCAGCAGAGCATTCGCAGTTCCACTTACCCATTCCAGAGCATCACCGACAGTCGCAGCAGCATTCAATCGAGCAATACCAATACGGACAGCGCCAACAAACTGGCCCCATTCATCTCTCTTCGCTGTACCTAGAGCAGAAGCAGCTCCCAGATATACAGTGCCAAGAGTTTCTGGATCAGCAGCACCAGTTATAAGTCCGTCAATAGTCCACTTGGCCAAGTTTCCTTCAACCAGAGTAGTTCCAGACTTGATAGGAAAGCTGGCACCATAAGCAGGACCAACGCCATCTGAAATCAGATAACGAATGATATCATCATACTGTACATAATCACCAACATCAGCATTCTCTGAATAGAATCGAACAGCTTCAATTTTATCCAAAGGAATAGCAGCCCCACCCGAAGAAACAAGGAAGGCACTCAAGGCAAATTGAGCCCATTGGTGAGCAGTCGCTACAGTCGCTGGAACATTCTGTTGTGTCGATACTTGACCACCATTATACTCAAGGGCAATTTTCATATCTCCAGCAACATTATAATCACCAGCATTGGCAGTATGATTCCAGAAGCCAATATATTTGGTATCATTCCAATCCATCTGAGCTAAATGCCCAGCTGTTGGAATCGGCACCGACTCGTTTATGTACGCAAGCCGTACATATTGGCTGCCATCCGTAGCAGCCGTGTTAACGAGCTTCATACAGTTAGTGCCAACCCTTTTACCAGCAGCAGCAGCAGCAACGATATCAAAGACACCACTATCGCTTTCAGTAATTCCATTCACGCTTTCACAATCGAAAACTTGAACCACATAATTCAATCCCGCACCCAGCATGATACGTTCTAGCAGGGCAGCGAAGCTCTGTTCAGCGTCACTGGGATTATCGAGAGCAGGTACACCATAGGTGCGCAGTTGCTCGATACTTGGACCAGGTCTTGAAGCTTTAACAAGTTTCATTTTTCTTACTCCTTTTTACATTTTCATTTATGTTTTATTATTAAAACTAAAAACAAGCGCAGGGTGAGTTTTAAGTCACCCCACGCAATTAATAAAACTCAACCAGAAGTTAAGTTGTAACCGATACCTACAGAAGCTTCATCAGACCCAGGAACATTAACACGTTCAAAGTCATTTCTGCGAGAGGCAACAGCGACATTTTGGAGAGACTCGATATCACGAGCAGTTTCCATCTTCATGCCACCAGCTTTGTCACCAGTCCAGTGAGCTTTCGTATTGGCTAACAATATCTCAGTTTTGGTCATCGTGGTACCATCATAAACACCAGAGGCATTCAAGTCTTGACGAATAAACTCAGACACGACAACAGGAGCGCCATCAAACATAGCTAGTGTACCAGCCTTGGCTGTAAATCCTGGACCCCACTTGTCCATTGTTAAAACTTCAGTCAGGCCTAACATCTGAACATATCCAGAGATTCCAGTCAACCAAGCAAGGTCAGAAGGATTAACACCGAAGCGACCCATTGCTTTGCGAATAGCACGCAGGTTGGCAGTACTCAGAGTTGAGATATTTACAGCAGCTTCTCCAGCAGAGTTTCCTGAGAAGTAGCGCAGACCATAATAGGATTTGTTAACATCAGTTCCAGCAGTGACATCTGAATCCATATGAGTCGAATCAATATCGCCATTCAGGATAGCAGTTTCAGCTGCATCGCTGATAGCTTGGATAAGCTCTTCACGGACTAGAGGAAACATAGCAATTGCAGAGTCCTCAGTGATATCATCGGACCACAGCATGCGAAGAGCATGGGTGATCATACTGAAGGAAGCTTTGCCAGTAGGAGGTGTAGCAGTTCCTACCTTAGAAGGGCTATCAGTAGTTGGCTCACCTGTCAGATAAGCAGCTTGACGAGCACCACGCTTTGGAACGTCCATTGTACCAACGCCCATAGGCACTGTCAGGTTAGGAAACAACCCAGCAACTCTCAAGGCTAAACGAATGTCATCAATCAACTGATTTGATAATTGAGTCGGAACAAATTCAGCTCCAGTACCAACGCCAGTCGTTGATAAAGCTTTCTGGTGTTCTGGCCAGTTATCAAGAGCACGTTTCAGATGTGGCTTCTCTGCTAGCTCGTAGCTGAAAAGCTTATAAGAATCGATGCCAGTTACAGTGTTGTAATAAGAGGTGGGCTCACCCTTCATAGCTGAGTTTAAACTCTTAAACATAGCATACAGATACAGAGCGTCATTCATATTGGCTACATCTTTTGCAACCTCATAAGACTCGCCATTGCGATGCCATCCTTTGGCACGTGTCCATTCGGTCTGAGACCGATACAGCGCACGTGTTACTGGATCAGAATAACCATGGAGCTGATAAATCTTGGGCTCTTTTAATACTACGTCAAAAACACTTCGTGTTTGCTCTTCCTGAGCAGCCCGAATTTCAGCCAGACCCACTTCAACATTTTCCAGCGCAGTCTTGTTAGAAGTTAGAACTTCTTCCAGATCAGTTTCGATCTTGACTTGTCGCTCTTGCATACCACCGACAGAATCCTGCACGGCTTGTAGAGCTGTCTGACCTTCCTTGCTTATCGCAATGATTTGTTCAGCTTGCTCTTTGGTGATTTCACTCATGTGTAATTTCCTTTCTGAGTTTTATCAGGTTTGTTTTATCACCGATCATGAATTGACAGAAGCGACAATTTGTTCACTGGTTTGCTTCATCAACTTCAATGTTTCCATTAATTCATCAGCAGTCTCATAAGACATCACGACAACTGGTGCTTCTTCTTCTTCTTCTGGAGGAGGATTATCAACCTTGAGTTGATCTTCAAGGCTTATAACTCTCCCACGTAATTCTTTCAATGTATCTATAACATAAGGGTCAGAACCTATGTCTTTGGCATAGTCTAGATCGTCATCATCAAAAGCATAAAACCTTTCAATCAGCTGATCCATTTCGCCCATAGACTCTTCCCCAAATTGTTCCTTGATAGCTCCACGCAATTCATTAAACTCTCTTTTGGCTAGAGAGGAAACGAGAGCAGGGATAACAACCCCACTAAACTCCATCAGCTCCCACTTGGTAAAGGTTACACCAGTCTGTCCCTTGATTGGCTTCTCTTTTGATATCTCTAGAGCTTTAAAACCTATCGAGCCAGCGTTCAAGAATCCTTTGCGATACTTCCCAGCCAGCATTGTAGCGAAGACATCAGAACCATCTTCATCAAAAAGGATAGGAGCATCAAAAGCTTTCTTTGTAATCTTCGCACCCTCCAGAAGAGTTTTGCCAATAGGCAACTTGCCTCTGAATAGATCGTATCCATGCTGGAATAAAACTATGGGGTTGGTTGCGTAGTTATCTAGAAACACTCCATCAGGGATAACCACCTCACCATATCGGTCAACCTTCTTCTCAGTCAATCGAAACATAATGGGGTCACCGACTTCGCCAGCCTTCTCTATAACTTGGGACATACCAATCTTAGGTATCAGATCACCAGCTTTGTATTCATGCATTGTTAAAACTCCTTCTTTGCCCTGATAGGGATTTCAAAACAGCGTTCATTAACAGAGCTTGGAAAGTCTAGACTGTATCCATCGGCATAGCCGTGGTCACCCCAACTCTCCTTCCCATCTGCTTTAATAGTTTTGCCTTCGAGAGCACTATGAGAATCACGCACAGCTCCATCTCTCTGAGTTGACCACATCTTCTTGTTAACCTTCTTCGACTTAACCATGACGTGAGATCGGCTCGCATTAGCAGCCCCCACCATTTCTGTCCTAGCTATTCGGACAGCTCTCATGGCAGCGTTGTTGGTATAATACTTTTGAATTTTATCAGCAAGCGTGGCGACAGTCCAGCCATCAGATAAGCCTTGGGCCACTAGAGCGTTCACCCTGAGCTGAGTCGTTTCGTTTACAACAGTAGCATACTCAGTAGCTCGTTGCGCAATAAACGCTTTTGAGATCGCATCTATGACATAGACTTCTCCCAACTCCTTAGACATACTGATGCCAGCTAGCCTTACAGCCTCAGCTATATGGGGCTGGCCACTCTTCTTAAACTCCTTCACCCAATAGGCGAAATTAAAACTTGCACCTTCGACTGAATATTTCAAATCGACTTTAAGCTCATCATCATATACAGGCTCATCGAGCTTCTTAAAACTCAGCCCAACATCCTTACAGAATCCCTCAAGGGTCAATAGTTTATTCGAGTTTACATTCGCCAGCACTTCCTTCTCCTGACGCTCAAATAGTTTGTTAAGAGTTTTCTCAAACTTCTTACCCTCCTTGATAGCTATCTGCATAATCACGCCATGCGCATTTGCCTTAGCAATCCTGAGCTTCATATCCTTGTCCTGCTGGCCGATAGCCTTTTGACTTCGCTCAAGCCAGCCATCCAGACCTTCCCACTTGTCCAGCCCTTCCTTCATTCGCTCTAGAGCTTTATCAGGATCATCACCACCGACATCCGAAGCGTCAGCCCCAGCGTCAGCTATTGGGACTACATTCAACGGCACATAGTAGCTATCCATGCCAGCTTCGGTTGATGGGTCATCACCTAAGACCTTTGTAATGAAGTCATTAGGAGTAACACCGCCCATACCAAATCCAGTTTTAAGTATCGTGGACAACTTCTCCTTATCAGCTTGAAGTTCCTTAACATCGCTCATATCGAAACGAAAGCGAATATCAGTTTGGCTTGAGATTCTAGGAAGCAGTTGTTCAGTGAATATTTGATTCAACTTTTCTGTCCAGCTATTGATGGTAACAGTCCAGAAAGTTTTAATTTGAGTTTCAGCGTTTGATAAAACAGAAGCTTCTTTATATTGTCCCATTAAGATCGGAGGAACACCAAAGACTTCTCGCACCACATCCTTACTCCACTGGCGTTGTTCGAGATATTGCATGTCTGTATTCGATAAGCTTATTTGAGTCCAGTCCATCCCGTGAGACAGAAGCATAGGCCGACCAGTATTTGTTTTGCCGAAGTACTGCTCAGCGATATGTGTCTTGAGTCTCTTCCAAACCTTATCATCCATCTTCTGATCAGTTTTAAAAACACCAGAAGGTCTTGCCCCAAGCTTAAACATAACTTGCTGAGCTTCCACAGAATCAATATCGACTATGATATCAGAAGCAGCAGCAGACAGAGGAGACAGCCCACGCACTGGATTAAGAGGGTTGAAAGTTTTAAGGAAGAACATATCATCAGCATCTATTCGGACTCGCTTGCCTGAAGCTATGAACTCATAGTATCCAACTTCAAAGTCGTTGATTGGAAACACTTCGATAAAACTGGGGCTGATAGGATACATTTGTTCGATGATCCCACCAGCCGTGTTCTTCAACAACCAAGGAGACTCTCCAGTTGAGAGTAGGTACACCAGAGCAGCTTCCCAGAAGTCGTATCTGGTTTGGAACTCATTATATGTTTTAAAGATTTGGAACTCAGGATTGTCTGAAACGTCTTGATACTCATCGCCAACTTTGCGCTCGATTATAACAGGCAACCCAGCGATAGCTAGAGCGATAACATTAATGGCCTTGTACACATAACTGACAGTTTGATAAGTCTCTTGATAATCTGTCGTATGCTCTGGTGGCTTAACACCCTGACCGCCAAAGCTTGTTTGCTGCTGATATCGAGCTAGGTCATCCACCTGTCTAATTAAAAGTGGCAGATTGTTAGCGTGACGAATGGCATCAAATAAATCCATAAAGATTCACCCCAATATATAATAGGCTTAATAAGATAAATAATACAGGAAATGTATTGCCGTGAGTGATAAGAAGCTTTGTAGCAAATGGCAGTTTTGTAAATGTACCCTTGTCAACCTTCGTTGTTAGTGAGAAGTAGTACGACCCAAAGCCGAATGCTAAGTATATCATCACCCATAAAATAGATAGAAACTCCATGTTATTAAAACTCCTTCAGTGGTCCTTCTTTGTTTTGCTTTAAGATTTATTTGCTGCTATAAATATTGAACTTATGACGCTTTTGTTTCAAAAACTTAATTTCTGAACAGTTTATATTCCATCAACTCTCGGCATTAACATATCCTCATAGAAATAACCGAACACTGTTTGTACATATGCGTCCGCATGGTCAGGGCTGTTGCCTCTATTGCGTGCCTTGTAGTCTCCTTTCGGCTCGATAAACCACACCTGTGGCTCTTTGAGTTTTAATTGAAAGAAGTATTTGCGATCTTTGAGTTCATTCTCTAGCTCACGGCACTTCTCTGTTAAGATTATCGGCCATTCATCTACAAGCTCTGATAAGGCTAGGCTGGTTCTATACCAAGCCTCAGATATGTTATTCATTATTGTTATCTCTTCACGCTCATCTACTCCTTCAGATTTGTTCCCTGCCTTGAAGGGCATAACATTAATAAACTCGCAACCATCTGCTTCGCTGATAAAACTAGCAACGTGGCTTCCTTCACCTATCGCATCTGGGAATAAACTGATTGAGATGTCTGGTGGCTCTTGGTCCTTCTTCCCAAGCTCTTTGTAGAACTTCTTGTTTTGTTTATCAGCCCACCTCTTATCCTTCTGAAGCTTTGCTATGACCTTCGCTAGACTCGTTGTATGTTTAGCGTTCCACTGATCCATCTTCTCGATAATCATTATTGGTCGGGGCTCAATTTCCTTCTCATCGTCAGTCTCATAATTGTAGCGACTATCTCCAACCAAAGCTCTATACATAACATTGGTGTCAGAACCTTCTCCAGCGACATCCCAGCCATATACGATCTTCTGTATGACTCCTATCTTGTATGACTCCTTTTTGTATCGCTTAAAGCTTAACTGTAGACCTTCATAATTGATAGCAGCTTCCTCATCTTGTAAAGGCCAGTCACCATCCAAACGAGCTTTAACAACTGGGTGGTTCCTTCCATACTTCTTGATAAGCTTCCTAGCACCCTCTGGAGTCACTAACTCGTTGAATGCTTTCGGGTTTGCTTTATACTCTGGGCTGTCGAATAAGTCCCAGCATGATATTGTTATTAAGTTCCCACCATGGTCCTGTTCCATTTGATAAACTTCGCTGCCCACTGTCGTTGTAGGATTGTATGTACATAGGAGTCTCGAACCTTCATCCAATAGACTTCCTTCAATAGCTCTAAAGATAGCTGGTGGGGTTGTTATAGCTTCGTCAATTATGAATAGAGTATGCTGCCCGTGGTGTCCTTGGAACGCTGTTGCCTCTTCTCCTTCGATCTTAGGATTCAGCCCAATAGCGAACCACTCTGGATACTTCTCTGGGTCTGGCTGGAAGTCTACCATATTGATATGCGCAAAACCGAAACGATCAGCCACGTGTTTGTATAACTCTCTTATGCGAGTCCATAACATAAACTGAGTGGAGTTGAAATTCTTAGCCGTTGTTATAACTTTTGTCTTGGTGTTCTCTCCATCAGGTCGGTATATGTAGAGCCAATACCAGACTATAACAGCAATTGCGAAAGTCTTGCCGACACTATTACAACTCCTGACTAGAGTTATCTTGTTCAGCAAAACTGATACTATCATCTCAGCTTGCTTGTACCACCAGACCTTAGTAAACAAACCAAAAAACTTCTCTGGGTGTTTGAGATACTCTTCATGATCAATATTATGTTTTAACATCCCAGCGATAGTACCAACCAATTGATTAGCAGTCTGGGGCAACTCTTCGTATCTGCTCTTGCGATGTCTAGCCATGATTACTTCTTCGGCCTTTCCAGCCATTGGAATGCGCAGGTTGTACAAGTCCTTAACATAACATCTTGCTCAAGGTCAAAATAGTTTCCTAAGTTTAGTTGAATGCGATCACCTATGGGGTGGAATTGAGTTAATACATAGTCAACAGCATACGATCTTTTACAGCTATCGCAAAGATGCGACTCTGGCGAAGCTCCACACCTCTTACATTTCGATTGTTTATTGTAGATTGGTAGTGGCATATTAGGTCAGCAGCCTTTCATTTTCCATACTCGCTAGTGACTCAAACTCATAAATAATCTGGGCCATCAAAACTGGGTCGGTGATTAATCTGTTTAAGACTTCGACAATCTTCTGTAGTACGTCTATGTTTTGTATTATTTGTCGCTGGATTGCCTTGCCTTCTAGTCGGTCAGTCAGGTAGTCTCGTGCCTGTGGGTCTCCTTCCTTCGCTTGCTCAAAAGCTTTAAGGATAACAGCGTACATATTCACCTGTTGAGTCTTATCATCTCCCATCAAACTTACTTCTCGAATGATAGCTTGTATGCTCTTCGGCTTGTCTGTTAATAGAGAGGAGTTGAGCTCAGTCACGCTACCATCTCTGTCCGTTATCCTGACGACAGTTTTGCCTTCCTTCTTGATCTTGACTATGGTGGACTGGTCGCTTTTATTTTTGGTGGTAGTTTTCTTGCGCTTCGGCACTACTTTTCGTGGGTCATTCCTATGCATTTTTCATCCTTCGGCTTAAATGATAAAACACCATATCTCTCAATACAGTGTCTACTTATGTCAAGTAAACTACCTCCAAAACCATATCCACTCAAAGGATTATCTCACCTACAAAACCATAATAAAGCCTATCATATAAACTCATCAAAAACTTACTTTTCATCAACTTTCTCTTTTCCTTCCTTAAATAAAAAATTTCGCTCCAGTAAAAACATTTTGTGCATCAAAAGCTCCAAACTCAAGGTCTCACGGATACGAGTTGTTCAACAATATCGAGTCCACACGATTTTTTTTTTTTATCTGCATAAGTCTAATATTTTCAACCTCAGAGTGTAAGTAATCGCTGAGTGTAAGTCCTATTTTTCAAAAGAGTCGTTTCCATAAAACTCCTTTTTATCAGAATCCCAGCACCGAATATCGCTGAAACAGATGCTTATTTCACTGTTTTAAAAAGGCCAATATATTTTTATCACTCCCAATCGCTTACATCTATCAAATAAGCCGAAAACCATAAAAGCTCTAAAATTCGATTTTACGGCAAAAAAATAAAGCCCCATACTAGATGAGGCTTTATAGATCGAACAGCCTAGAAACAGCTGCTATGGCTTTTATTTAGTGACTAGCGAGCTTGCCCTGCTCTATTCTCCACCCTCCTCTCCTTCGACTAACAAAACCTCATTCTCAGCCATCACCAAATAGGGTGTACCTTGTACCACGCTACCACTATACATTCCATACCAGATAACATCGCCAATTACCAGCTCTTCATCTTGGCATTTCCTACCCAGAGCAACCACTGTTCCTCTTTTTGGCTTTCGACCTTCTTGGGCTGAGTCTGGTATAATGATACCACTCGCTGTTTTCGCTTCGGCTACATCAGGCAACACCAATACGTTATCACCCAACGGCCTATACTTCATTGTCATCTTTCTTATCCTTTCTGTTGTAGTTTAGTTTTCTCAAAAATGTATATATCCATTCTGTATCCATCGGCTCCAGAATCATAGCGTGAGCGATAGCCCACCGCCTGAGTCGGTCTTGGCTATAAAACATCATCATCTCTTCATCCTGAACACAGCACAGAATATCGAGCTTATTTGATTCCATCATCCACCCTGCGACCTTCGTCAGATTATGTTTAGGAAGAGATGTTTGCTGAAGCATCTCGTATGTCTTCATGTCACAGCATACGCCAACCAGCGTATTATCAGACAACTCCAGTATCTCGTGCAGAGCTTCTAGGCTTAGAGCTTCAGTGGCTGTATCTTCCCCAAGCCACACACCATCGAACATTTCTTTGATAGTTTCTGAGGCATAAGGTGCTTTCTTAGCTCCTAGAACAGTGTTTAAAGGCTGTTCGATGTCTACACCCATACCCGTACCTGCCTCACCAAACACGTCACCACCTTCACCGCTTTTAATAGCTCTATCAACTTTTTTGGTTAGCCCCATCCAAGCTGCAGCCGATGCCCAACCGCAGAATAGGATTATCAAGCAAGCCCACAGTACGTTTTGAAGCGTAAAAATATCACTCATGTTTCTTCTCTCCTTCTCCGAATTTGATTTCAGTTTGGTTATCTTTATCAGTATTCACCAGCACCCCAGATAGGATAGCCGACACCCAGAATGTAAGCTGACAGCCGTTACATACAACCCCAATCATCGGCACAGCTGACATTTCCTTCTCGCTGGCTGGTTTATATTCCACCACTTGATAGATTCGATCTTGAATTGAAAAGGCTTCACAGCCGCACATCGCACAGCAAGGCTTTTTGCCGATCTTCTCCCAGCGACTCCCCAGATGCTGTTTAATCAATTCAGAAGTCGCTTTATTCAGCAGCATCTTTCCTCTCCTTCGCTTTCAGTTTTTGCTCCGCAACCAAGGCATCTTTCCTCTTCTTCTCTTTATTATGAGCGTGGCGATTCTTGATGAACTTTGGTATGATAATTTTCGGGTCATCTAGGTCACCAAGCCGAACAAAGTGGAGTATGCGATCAAGCAACTCAAGATAGTTGTCAGCTTTCTCTAGAGCTTGAGCGTGCATCAATTCAGCAAACGGCAAATCCTTCTTCACCTGAGGCAGTCCTTCACGTTCACGTTTCTTGCTCCAAGTAGGAAAGCGAAACTCATATTCAGACTTTTGTAGCTTCTCGCATTCTGCATCGAGTCGCTTCAGAACTTTAGTCAATCGCACCACTTTCTCTTTTAAAGTTTCCTGTGGCTTGAGTTTCGCTAGAGTTGATTTGAAATCCTTCTTTGGTGCGCTCATTATCGGCTTAGAGCGTTTGGCTGCTCGTTTGAGCAGATCATCCTTTTGTCGTTTAGTCCAGTCAGTCATTTCTTGTCACCTTTTGATTAAACATTATGCCATCCGCAGGAATGAAATTGGAACCATCCTTGAGGATTAACTTTTTCACTTTACAGTTCGAGCTAACAAAGACTCGAATTTGCTGTCCAGAGTATTCAGCAGACACCACCCGACTTCCCAACGCACATCGCTGCTGGTGAGAATTGAACAGGTGGCACTCGCTACAGATATGAACAGAAGCATCTTTGACCTTAGTATCATTCACGTGCCTTCTCCCATGCGTCATTTCGTAGAAGTCATACAAGTCTTGAAGCTTGAATGAATCTTCTTCCATAGGTATCCATTGGTGCCTACAATTAACATTCATAGCCCAACTATCACGTGAAGTGTATTCGGCTCGAAAGTTATGGCGCCATAATACATCCAGCCCCATACAGCCCAGAATAAAATAAACAATCCAATCAGGACCACTCCAAGATACTCTTCCAGCATCCCCCATCCAGTAACAGAAGCGATAAACAAACTGACCAAGCCCACAGCCACAAGAGCTGTTGAGCAAATCATAATCATAGTTAACAACGTTGACCAAAATAACATTTTGAAATTCCTTATAATAATAAATTAATAAAACAATCCACTGGGGTCATCATCGGCTGCGTAATGGACAGAGGACAACCCCAGTTGTGCAGGACTTTTTGTTTATTTACATACTAACCCTCCTTTGCTATATTCAATAAATGCTTTTCAAATTCTCGTTTCGCTGTCCTGATTGTAACACTCAGATTGAACAGCGCATCGTGTTGCGCCTGATCGAAGGGTAGCAAGACAGATTTGGCTTTATGTTTCGGCCAAACTTCGAGCCCATCCGACTTAGGGAAAGCGAGTTTGTAATGATACTTCGTTTCTCCTCTGAATATTACTTTGGCTACAGCATAGGTGACAGGATCAACATAGATGCAAATTGTACCTTTGATCCACTTCATTTTCTTCCACCAATAACGATTTTGTCATAAGCAGTTTTGGTAATTTCTGTTACAGTCCATCCATCCTTTTCGAGCTGCGCTTTGACTCTCTCAGCGTCAGCAGGAAGCGCACAGGCCTTGTCTGTCTTCAATTTGCCTGCAGCTTCGATCTTCCAATACACTTTCATGTCCATGTCATTCTTCTCCTTCTATTAATTGTACCCAACTAGATATTGGATAGACTTTTGCCCCAATCTCTTTGGCGTGTTTGTTAGCTTTCGATTTATTTGTATATACAGGAAGCACACCACGCATGCCATCTCGATAGGCTAAGGAGACTGTGGGCAAAATCGGCTCACCTGACTCCTCTTCATAATCGAGAGCTGGCAAGACCATCTCGTCAATTAAAACTCCGACAATGTATAGCTTTTTCATCTGTGATCTGGGTGCTTGAAAGTGAACTGTTGCCCAGTTGAAGATTTCTTTGGCAACTGACTCCCACGATGCGGGTGAAAAGTACAATGTCTGACTTCAAGTCCTAGAATCCCAGCAGCACGTTCCTTTTGAGATTCCCAGCTATTGCCTCCAACTCCGATATCATTGGCCCAGAATGGCAGACCATGCCAACGGCTGATGAAGAATATCCTTTGGTTGGGCACTCCTTCTCCGTGGGCCTTTTTGACTGTGTAATAAATGTCTACTTTATTTTTCATTTTGCCACCTCTGGGAAGAAGTATAATACAAACCAAAGGGCAAACATGGCGAGAAAACCACCACCACCATAAATTATCAATATGGCAAAAACTGGATCATTGAAACTCTCCAGACCTAGCCAATCCAATATTTTCTTTTTCATACCAAGTGTTCCTTTCCTGTGGCATTTTTCCTAGCCTTATCATAAAATCTGAGCATCTTCAAATCTCTAGGTGATCTCAGATAACTTCGGTTCATACAATATTCGAGATTGTGGTTGCCTCCAGTTTGCCACTTTCTCCCAATGGTGTTTATTTCGTAGCTCGAATCATACTCTTCATAGAAAGCTTCAACAGCCCAACGGACAGCCTGATCAATACTGGCGTGTCCTTCTATCTCGTAATGCTCCCAGCCGATCTTAGCCATCATCATAACATCGTTCTCACCACGGCCAACATAGTTGATCGAGATGCTAGCAATCTTCGGCTTTTTCTTAGTCATGATATGGACTCCTTGTATATTCTTCAAACGACTCGACAGCATTAGGTGCGACCTGAACTATGGTCTTGTACATCCTCCACGGCAAGTCCGAAAGCTTCACCATTGCTTCGAGCTTCTTTGCTAGAGTGTCGAAAGCTTCTTTGCCTCCCATCCCCATCCTAGCGAAAGTGAATGCTGGAAGGAATGTCTTGGAATCTACATGATTCATATCTTCGTTGAATACAGCCAAATCTAGCTGTTCAGGCAATTGCTGGTAGTCGGTATTGCCCCATTGCCTTTCAAACGCTTTAACAACCTGATTTAGCTCGTTAATCCAATATAAATCGTGCCAGTCATCCCACGGCCCATCAACTATGTTGGGGTGCGATGCGTGAGCGACTCTAGAAGGATGATTAATAAACCTTCGCATGACAGGATTCATCCCACTCCACATATACCAAGTTCCTGATGGGCTAGGCTTAAACAAATGGAGTCCATAAGAATGGGCCACCTTGTTAAACTCTCTCAAGGTCATCTCAGCCATATCTCACCACCCTGCGAAAAAGAGGCAGACGACAAACTGGTTCATTAACAATTCGCTTTCGGCTGTTCTTCTCGTTGCCGTGTCTGATACCCTTCCTTGCTCCAGTAGCTCGAAGCGTTAACAACGAGACTTCCTTGCGCTGGACTTCGTTATAGTGTTCAGGTACATCATCTCCAATAACATAATTCTGCCTGACGTGTCTGCGCCAAACTTCCCTCTGCTCTGGGGTGCTCATCTTTTCCTCCACCCTCTCTTAACAACTCGCTTTTGGTACTTGCTTTGCTCTGGTTTCGTGCCATCTCTTTTGGTGGCTGCCTTCTTCTCTTTTGCTGTTTGTCGCTTTGCTCGTTTTGGCATTAGTCTCTCCTCAGAAATGACTTGATGATTTTATTCGTTCTATTTGTTTGAGTAGTCGGGTCACACTTCCCAATATCCCCAGACCAGCAGATCAAGCCGTGCTGGTTTTCGATTGACCACCTGCCTCTGATATCGAGCTCAAGTGTATAAGGTTCTCTGGACAATATCTCGCTGAAAAGTATCTCGATGAAATAAGTCATGTCATGCTCCGATCTTCTTAGTTTGAGTATTGTCCTCTTTTTCGACCTCTTCAGACCCATAGATGCCACGAAGAGCATTGAGGCTGTAATAACCCTTCTGCTTGCGTTGCCCAAGGTTGCTGGCCCAATACCAGCTTCGTTTGGTTTTGCTAAATCGCATCCCAAGACCTTTCAGAAATTCCTTGTAATCATAGGTAGCATCTCCAGAGAGCCAGACCCAGACACCGATAATTTCTATGGTGACTCCTTCGAGCTTAACGAGCTTAGCAATCAGGTCAGCCAAATCGCTTTCCACAGCAGGATTATATTTGTATGTATAATCCTTATTTGTCTTGGCATCTCTCCAAGTATGGCCATCGAAACTCTTCAGCCGATCTTGGTACACCTGATTGAGAAGCTTCATCGATTCAGTATCACCACCGACATCAGGATGGAACTGAAAACAGAACTCCTTGAACTTGGCCTTGAGGTCATAGATTGTAGCAGTCGCATTAAACGCTTTCGTGAAATTAGCTTTGGTTGCTTTCATAGTTACTGTCTCAGGCCGACTCCGAAGGGTCAGAATCAGGACCATAAAAACCTTCATCGGGCATCTCGTTGGTACCATCGTCCAGCTGGGCTTTAATGCCTCTGTTACGAAGCTTGTTAAGGACTTTATATATGTGATTGTATTCGACACAGATGACAGGGTGAATCTCTTCTGTCTGAGGTGGGAGAAGATTACAGCCATCCCAGTCAGCTAAGTTGCCGTGTTCTCGCTTGAGCTTCGATGGATGAATAATGAGCCGATAATATCTTGGCTCGTGACTTAATTGAAAGGCCTCAAATCCAGTCTCGTGATCTTCGTTCTCCATTGAATCAATATCGTCAGCGCACTCAATCCCGAAACGCTCAGCGACCATATTGAAACAGTTCTCCTGATCTTCGGACTCGCCAGCACCGCTCCACTCGCCACCATCAAAAGCAGCAGCCATCTCGTATCCATAGCTGATATGCCTTGATAACCGATTAAATGCCCTGTTAGCAGCCCTCAAAACTTTTGCTTGGGCTAGTGCCTCAGCTTCACCATTCCATACCTTCTCTAGCCACTCTGGCCAATTGCCAATCTCTGGTACGTTGTAAGTTGTCATCTTGTACTCCTCTGTTAAGGTTCTAGCTCGTTTGCCAAATGCTGGCTTGTCTAATGGATATTGTGTTCTGTTCATAGCTACTGTCTCAGGCCAACTCCAAAAAAGAATAGAGTGGATGAGGGTGAGTTATTCGATTGGTACAATAGACATCGCACTCACCTTCGATTGAGATAGCTCGAAGGACTTTGGCACAGGTCGCATCGCTAGGATTATCCATCAGCATCTCGTCAGAATCATGGGCATAAATTTCCAGCTCATTCTCTAGGACTCCAGCATGCTCTTTCATAAACTCGAAAGCTGCCTTGACTGAATTAAAATCTCGATCATTGACTGTACCGATTTTGTTAGCCGATCTTAAAGTTGTTTTCATTTTCATACTCCTTCTGTTGAGGTTCTAGTTGATTGGTTCTATTATTGCGACAACTGTCTTGTCGTTGTCGTAAAAAGATATTGATTTGAATTCTTTGCAGAAAGCTCTAGCTGAAACCATTCGAGCTTTCCTCACGCTCTTGGCCATATCAAAAGACAACTCCTCTTCGTCATACTCGTATCTGATCAGATAATCATAAGCCTTGGTGAAGCTAGAGAAGCGCAATATGCGTTTCGTATCTTTGGGAGATGTTAATTGGTAGTGGCTTCTGAAAGTTTCTCTCTTGGGGTTCTTTGTATAATCTCTCACCTTGACTTCTCTATTCACCACAACCTTGCTAGCAGTCCGAATCTCGCTGTGCTTGATTAGTCTCTTTGCGGACTTTTTAACAATCGCATAAAAGACAATCTGCTTTCTCCAAGAGTAGCACTTCTCAGCAGCGACAGGTTTGCCATCGCTAACTGTATCGATGACTTTGCCTTTATGAAGGACTATAAAGTGACCAGTCACGAGAAATACGATTGTCTCATCATACAAGTCGCTACCCTTATCAGCATTCTGAATAAACCAATCGGCCAATCTCATCTTGCCACGATTGCCATAAGCCTTGCGGGCATCTCGTTTCCATTCGCAGGTGTAGTTATGATACTCTAACATAAATTTGACGTCACCAGCATACATCGAAGTCGGGGTCAATAATCCCTTCACATTCTTCTTGCGGCAATATGCACCTTTCTCAAGGGCAATCTGATTAAGTTCTTCAACAGCGATTCCAGTCACAGAAGATACGACAGTCAGCCCGCACCAAGTTTGCTGGTTTAAGCTGACGTTGTTCATTCCAATAGCCATAATCAGCTCATTCCTGCTTCGAGCTTTGTTAAGTATCTTTTGCGGGCTGCTTCGTTTGCGAGTCTCGCTGCCCTAGTTTCTCTTGCGCTCATCTCGTATAGAAAAAGGCTAGTTGTTACTTTGGCTGCCTTGCTAGAATCTAAAAAGCTTCTGACCTCAAAGCATCTGCCTCCTCTGGGTGATAACCCTCCCTGCCTGCCGATGATAGCGAAGATATGCTTGTTGAGATAGCCGTTGGTGCTTTCTATCGTATCGAGACTGAGCGAAACGCTGCCGTGCTCGTTGACGCTGATTCGGACTTCTTCGAGCTTAACGATTTTGCCGCTGTAGCTATAATAGCCTTTGGCCGTTTTGACGATCTGCCCGATGACTTTCTTTTGAGCTCTCGTGATAAAGCTTTCTGGCTTGTCGCTCGTTAAAATCTCGATGGCTCTCTTGTAGGTATTAATCCTGCGAGTTGCCGCTGGGCTCGTTGAATATTTCTTCGAGAAGCTTATTTGCTCCTTGTAGAATTTTATCGAGTCTCTTTTGCGCTGGGCGTCTGTTCTAGTTTTCATTTTTTCGTATTCCTTTTTTAAGGTTCTAAGGTTCTGACTATTTTACTACGTTAAAATAATCTGCGTAAATATTTTCTTCTCTCGTATAGGTTAGCTGGTCTGGATGGTTCGCTGCTATCCTTCTTAAATTATCGGCTGGGTTGCGGCCTGGAAATTTATAGTTGTAAAATCTTCTTAGGTCGGTAATGATACCGCTGGCTGCTGCTCCTAATTCGGGGTGGCGAGAATAGCTAATATGGTCGGTGATAATTTTCTTAATCGTTTCGAGTAGTTTCTGATCGTAGTAAATTGTCCTGCCTGAAAATTCGGTTATCGAATATTGGCTGGGCTGGGCTGGACGAAAATAAGAAAAAGCTTCTTCTAATTTTCTTCGGCTTTCCCTTTCCTTTTTCGCTAGCTCGTTTCTGTACGCTGGAGAAGTTTTAAAAAGTCGCTGGTGTTCGGCTTCTGCTTTTTCTTCTTCTTCTCTTCGGTAGTATCTTTTGATATTCTCTTTTTTGTCGGCTGCAATCTTTTCGTCTAATTCGGCTAATAAACTTTTTCTTTTTGCTGCGTCCATGATAAATTCCTTTTCTAAGGTTCTAGGGTTAGTTGGCGATTATTTGAATTATCGAAGCGACTATAATGTTGGTCGCTACTGTTATTGCTAGAAATTTCTCGAATTTCGCTAGTCTGTTTGCTAATGGATTCATTCTGTACTCCTTTGGTAAGGTTCTAGTGTTTTGGTCGGTATTTTTAGTTGGCTTCATTTTCTTATCGCCTTCGGCGATAAGATATGGATAAATAGCAAACTTCCTATACTGAAACCCAATATTTTTTTACTTTTTGGCAAGTTTTATTTTTCGCTCTAAGTCCTTTATTTGCTGAAGGTTAGAAGGGAAAAGGTGGTGAGGTGGTGGAAACTTTTTTATTGAAAATTCGCTTTTTAAGGTATTAATATATATACAATCTATGAGGCGATGTGGCACCCACGCTATGTCGTTTGTGGGTCGAATAAGGATAACAACGCAGGTGTTCCAGCTACCTTTCTGCATCGCTGTTAGCTTCGCTTTTTGTATCGGTGTTAAGTCCTTGAGGAGATTGACTGGCGTTGTATCTCGCTTTGGTAGGTCGATTGCTTTGGCTTCAATTCCCCACGGGTGGCCCTCTATTGCCCCGATGATATCAGGTCGGCCATTCGTGTAGATGTTACTATGGAATTTGAAAAACTCGCACTCAACAAAATCGTATATGAGTGGGAAGTCGTTAAAAAGTTTTACAAGCCGACTACTGAATTGCGTTTCCTTCATATGGGACTCCTATCTTGGCAATGATTCCAAGTTCAATTCGATCTAGCTCAAGTACAAAATGATCAGTTGACATCTTCTCCATCGCAGCCCGCATCATGTAATGTACCGATGATACTCTGGCTTGGGACTTCTCATCCAGATCACTAATGTCTGGATTGTTAAAATTCAGCTTTCTCATCTTCTTCGTTTCTGGCGACTCGATAATGAGGACATCATATGGTCCATCGTTCTCCAGCCGACAATTACACTTGTAATATTTTGGTGCCATCCTTCTCTCCTAGAAATGAAAAAGGGCACAGCCATTACAGCTATGCCCTTTGGGGGTTGGTCAAACTCTAGTCAGCGATGAATCTGTAAACAGAATCGCCAGCCTTGTTCTTGGAGCGGTCAACTTTGCCAGCGTCAATTCGGTTGATAACACTGATGGTAGTTCCCACTGTAGAATCGGAGTAATTTTTCTGACCTACTTCAGCATCCAGCTTTTCCCGAATCTGAGCCAGAGTGGCTCCATTCTTGCGAGCAATCAATTGGCGGATGATATCACGAACACCCTTGTTCTGAGCGTGCATGGGTTTGCCAGTGATAGTCTTTGGACCATTAACAACTTTTTTGGCCTTGGCCTTGGCTGGAGCTTTCTTGGTTGCCTTTGCTTTCGCTGGGGCTGCCTTTTTAGCTACTACCTTTTTGGGGGCTGCGGCTTTGGTTGTAACTTTTTTTGCTGCGGCTGGTTTGCTGACTTTTTTGATAACTTTCTTTGCCATGGTGAATCTCCTTCGGCTTTTGAGCCTTTTGTGTACGTTTGTATATGGTTTATTTATCGAAAATTATTTTGGGTCGTTGTCAAAGAGCAGTTGTCTCTCGCACCTCATCGGCACCACAGAATATAGTAGAAGAGATACAGAAGAACCTACAAAATACTAAAAATATCTCACTTTCACCCAGCCTAAGTTCACTATTCATAATTGTCTATGCCTCTAAACTTTTCGGTTGTTGGTGTGCTAAAAACATCGTTATTCAGCAACCTTTCCCTTCTTCAGTACCTTCAACTTGCTTATATCAATCTTGTTAAATCCAGGCACCTTCCTTCCCTGAAAGACTATCACCGACCCAACACCCGACTCTTCAAATATGAGCTTCTTGAACTTCCCAAATTTGTATCTATTAATTCCAGCGAGTATCTGCCCTGTATCATCCTCCATCTGCATGATAAGAAACTCGTGTAAATCAGGTCGCTTGATCTTGGTCAAATCCTTCTGTGCGGTGATACCAGCCTCAAATACATCTCGCAAATTCAGTCGGGTTATCTTCGCCAATATGATTACTTCTTCGGTGCGCTCTGTTACATCTTTGATTAGAGTCCACTTGCCCTCATATTTGTCGTACCAGTCTTGGAATCCTTCACCAATAGGATACAAGTCAGCCCACGGCAATAGGTCGGTGATAATGTCCATCCCCTTTGGGTTGCCAATCTCTTTGAACGTATCAATTATGGCTCCAGTAATCCCATCAAACAAGTCGGTCTGATTGATGTCACCCTTCGCTATTAATCCCTCAGGCAACTTACCTAGCAAATGCAGGCTCTCTAACCCTCTTTTACCAAGAGCTTTCCTGAAGTCCTTGCTATTGCTCCATGGGCGTGTTGCGACAATTTTATCGGCTGCTTTCTCGCCAATTCCTTTCACGTTCTGAAAGCCACCATATATGATACCTTCTTTGAGGGTAAAATTCTGTTCGGACTTCTCCAAATCCAACGGCTCGAACTTCCCACCACGATCAACCCACTCTCGCAATAGCTTCTTGATAATGTCATCATCGTTCTCCTTGCGAATAGTGGAGATGTAAAACTCAGCTGGGTAGTGGGTTTTGAGATAGGCTGTCCAGTATGATAAAAGCCCATAGGAAACTGAGTGAGATTTATTGAATGCCCAAGAGCCGAATGTACAGACGTTCTCCCAAATGATTTGAGCTATCTCTTTGGTGACTCCATTCTTCCCAGCACCCTCAATGAACTTGCTTTCGTATGTCCGAAAATATTCAACACCCAAGCTCTTGCTCATAATTTTTCTCAGAGCAGTAGCATCCTCCCAGTTCATCCCACCTAGCTCTTTTACAATCGTGAGAACTTGCTCTTGATAGACTACAATTCCATAAGTCTCTCCAGCTAGAGTTTCGAGCATCGGGTGAATATATTGAACCTTCTTTTTTGTCGGTATGTCAAAGCCCATCTCGTGAGCTCTGTAATTGATATAACGAGTCGTGCCACCACAGTGTAGTGACCCAGGTCGTGCCAGTGCGCTTATCTCTGCTATGTTAGTAAATTTGTCAGGCTGTACTTGTTTGTTGACCATCCTAACAGCGTCACCTTCAAATTGGAAAATTCCCCAGAGCTTATTTGTGCGAAAGGTCTCAAATGTTTTCGTATCTTCCAGAGGCAAATTATACAGCCAATCATAATCCTTCTCGATCAGCAAAAGGATATTCTCTAGAATGGTAAGTTGCTTCAGTCCAAGCAGGTCAATCTTCAGCAAGCCGACTGCTTCAGAATCCTTCTTGTCCATACTGATGATTCGTTCTCCTTTCGTGCCCCTAACAAGCCCACCTAGCTTGTCTATGGGCTGATCTGATACTACGAGCCCAGCGGCATGAATCCCGTGCTGTTTGATCTGTCCTTCGATCTTGGCTGCTTCCTTGAATAAAGGATATTGTTTCACAATCGCTTTGCTTCTCTCGAACTGGTCAAAGGTATCAGTCAAACAAAAGCTGGCACGAGCATCAGCTGAACTCCTTTCGACTATCAAATTGACAAGCTCTTGAGCTTCCCTGAATGGTAGGTCGTATGCCCTTCTTGTATCCCACAAAGCTACCTTCGGTTTGAAGTATCCAATCGTGCCTAGCTGGCTTGTATACTCCTCCCCATATTTGTCAATCAAATACTCGATAACCATATGACGCTTTTCATCTGGGAAGTCTAGATCAATATCAGGTGGATCATTTCGAGTGATGTCAATAAATCTCTCGAAAATTAAGCCGTGAGGAATTGGATCAACTTCAGTTATCCTGAGGACATAAGCGACTATGGAACCAGCTACACTTCCACGAGCTGGCCCAAGCAACATCCTCTTCTTAGCCCACACGCAAAGGTCTTGGATGACTAGGAAGTAGTCAATGTAATTTTTCTCGTTGATGAGCTTGACTTCCTTCGCAAGTCGTTTCTCGTACACTGGCCAGTCCTTGAGCTTTTTTAACCCTCTGAACTTTACTCCAGTGGTGATCTGATACAGGAAAAATTCCTCTTTGTTTTTCCATAGAGCATTCTTCTCCAGTGGGAAAGTTTTCTGCCCTGATATAACTCGCTTATCTGAACACTTGTCGTCAATCTCAAGGGTGTTCTCGAAAGGAGAGTGATCAGGGTAAACAAGGGCAGACCTTTCCTCAGCTTCAGCTCCATCGAAGAGATACAATTCAGGCATCAGTTTTAATCGGTTGGGGTCATCGAAGTTTGACTTGGTTCCTATGCATACAATCAAGTCCTCTGCTGTATGATCGTGGGGGCTGGGGAAGTGCGAGTCAGAAGTTGAGACTGGCTTGATATTATATTCATCTGCAAGCTCAAGTATCTGAGTCACCTCCCCAGCAAACTTTTCGATTGGGCTGACTTCTATATAAAAGTCATCTTTGAATGCCTTCTTAAAACTCTTCAGATATTTGTCCCTGTATTGAGTTTTGCTAAGGTTATTAATTAAGACTCCAGCACCCATACATCCCGACAAAACGATCAACCCTTCGTTATGAGCCAGCAGAGTTTTGAAGTCGATTCTTGGCTTGTAATAGAATCCCTCAAAATTGCTAAAGGTTATCAGCTTGTGTAGGTTCTCTTGCCCAGTCTCATTCTTAGCCATAACTGTTATATGATAACGATGCCTGTCATGCCTATCCATAGCATCATCGACAATATAAAACTCACAGCCGTAAATTATCTTGGTGCCGTTGTTTCGCTTCTTCGCTTCTCGCCAGAATGGAACATGAGCCCAGATATTGCCATGGTCAGTTATAGCTAGCGACTTGTGCCCAATCTCCTCTAGCCTATCAAGGTATTGAGCTGGCAATCCATACCCATCTAGGAAACTGTACCCAGTATGAGTATGGAGGTGTATGAAATCTAACATATGGGGTTGTTCCTTTTTACCAGCTGAATTAAAACTGCGAGATTGCGCTCAGCGACTCCGATAATGATGCTGATGTTTACCTTTAAGCCCCCAGTGTCATGCTTCTTGTAATAATCATTCTCAAGTAGATTCTTAAAAGTGGTTTCAGTAAATGTATGTTTGTGGTCTAAATCTTGGTGCGCCATATTCGATTTGTAGTATGGAACTGTTATGTTAATAACTCCATCAGATTTTAAAACTCTAGACATATCAGCGATAAGTGGAATCACATTTTGGATATGCTCTAGGAAATGGTGGCAATTGATAACGTCTACAGAGTTGGCCTTGAAAGGAATAGGATTTGATTCAGCATCCCATGATGGCCAATCTAACACCCTGTTATTTTCTAAGACCTTCATCATGCCAGCTCCCAGATTTAAGATAACAGCGTCATCACCGACATCCCACTCAGGCTTATAATAAACAGAATTGATATCACGATCCATCCCGACTTTGAAAAACTCTCGAAGAGTTTTGGGGAAAGCCCCAAAATATTTCTTTGTCATTTCTTATCTCCATCGGTGCTAAAGTGTTCAGACTTAAAGACTCGATCACCAGCCCACTCGAACTCGCATTGCTCTTCTGTCTCCTCAAATCCTTGGAACATACACTTGTGAGTTTTCTCGCAACTGATCTTTATGTACGGCTCCATCCAAGGCCATAGAATTAAAACTTCACTTGCCATTCGCTGCATTACTTCGACCATCTCCCACTGGAACATCGGGCAAGCTCGATAAGCGAAAGTGTCCAAGAAAACTTTGATTGGATATTCAGCCACAATATAAGTCTCTATGCCAACAGGAACAGCAAACCTTGCGTCTTGGTATGGGATGCCCAGTTCGCACAGCTTCTCGTATGTTTTACGAGCTTGAAACACAAGGTTATTAAAAATCTGATGAGCATCCCTATCGTTCCAGATTGTTTTAGGTTCTCGAACATTAAACTTGGCACCCATAAAAGTGTAGCGAGAAGATTGCTGGTGGAAGGCTGCTTTGCGAGTCCTTACCATCTGGTGAGTAAAAGCCCGACTGACTCCGCTTATCTCGAAGGTGAACACGCCAGCTTCCAATCCTGTCTGGAGTCCTCCTTTGAATAACTCTTCGCCAACCTCTGGTGGAATGTCTTCATTAATATCTCCACCCACAGTAGCTCCAACCATCTTTGATAAAGCTCTTTTGAATCTCTTCTCATCTGGGTAGTCGATAAGCTTGACTTGGATACCATCGGTGCCAGCGTGAACTTCTCCTTTGTTTAAAGGACTGATCGCATTCATGCCGTGCTCGTGAGAATTGAACGCAGTTTTCTTATTCTTGTTAAGCATCTTGGCTTTCCTTTTCCATCTTCTCGATATTGAGAATTGTTAGTATTGAATAGTTTGCTAGGTCGATCAAGTTTTGTTTTACGTTCTCCAAATCCCTTTCTCTGGACTTGGGAGTTTTGCCTAGCATGAAATGATTAAGCTGGCGCACGTGACCTGATTTGAATAATCCTTTAACACGCAACCACTTCCTTTTGATATCATAATAGCTTCCAACCAGATCATCTTCCAAAAAGGAATTACCATACTGGACATTCTTAACTGTAAAGACTCGAAGCATCTGCTGAGTTATCTCTTCAAATCTATTTTGTATTTCAATTTGGCTCATTCTATTCTCCATTGTCATCTTATTTCATCCAGAGTTTTAATTCTGATTACATTCTTGCCCATATCACCTTGGTTGTAATCAGTGTCGATCAGATAACACTTTTTGCCAGCTTTGCTAATGTCATTAGCATAGTGTAGCATATCTTCAACCATAAACTCGATATTGGGGAACTGGCTTATGGCATCTTGATTTTTCTTCTCGCTGAAGATGATAGCGTCACGGCCATCCTCCCACAGATCATTTTCCCTCAACCAAAATAAAGTATCTGAAAAAATTCGGCTGTATTCTTTTACTGGCCTTGAGGTCAAATACACTATCGAATATCCTGCGCTGTGCATGCTTTTGATAAAACTCCACGCACCTGAGCATAGCTCCATTGTACGCTTCTTGCCAGTCTCTCGATACTCGTGTTTGAGTTTCCTGATTGCTTTCCTTCCTAAGACTTTTTCATATGCTCTGAAGATGTCGTCTGTAAATGTTATCGGCTCCACCTGAGTCTCTTCGTGAATAAACTTCATAAAGGAGTAAGGATAGTCAGCCAGCACCCCATCCAGATCACAAGCAATAATCTTTTCCCTATCTCGAAGCTTGAGAAGTTTTTCCTGAACCCAGCGTTGTTCCACCACAGCACTTTTATCAGCAAAAGCTTCCATAAACTCATCTGGTGCCCAGCCCCAGACCTGCCCTATGACGAGCCAGTATTTGAATATGTCAATCCACTCTTCTCGAATATTAGAAATGGTGAGCTGCTCCTTACTAGGCCGATGCGCTTTGTAGTTGATTTCTCGAAGCAACTCACCCAATTCTGCCATCAATTGTAAAACATATTCCTTAGTATATTTCTGTTTGGAATCTGTGTCATAAATCTCATCTGATATATTTGTCTGGAAGTCGGCTTGCCTATCCCAGATTTGCTGTAGTCTATCGCTCATAGTTTTAATCCTTTCAATCTGCTCATTTCTTGCCAGCTCTGATCGAGTTTGTAACCCTTCTCCCAGTTAGCATATCGACCTACCATATACATGCCGCTGTCTCTTAATAACTGTTTGGTGTTATCTAGATCAAGAAGAGTTTTATCAACTGGAAAAACTTTTCCTGGTGTTAGTTTTATTCCTTGGCTACCAAAGGCAGCAGGATTCATATATTCTCTCGTCATTAGACTACCAGCCAAAGTTGTCCTGTAATGCCCGACTTCTTTGTCATAGTTATAGATAATGATCATATTGTTTTTACCAAGAGGAGAATCCAGCAAGCTCTGTCTTATGTAGATCGGCTTTGACCTGAAAGCTTCATATGGCATATTCCTTATCACCTCAGGAACTATAATTGGCCCACCATAGTCGGCTCGTGTTATAAGTTTTAAGAAGCTGGGCAGAGGCAGTGTGTTAATAATAGTTTTGGCATATATAGTCCCTTTGTCTGTATCAACTCGCTTGGCGTTGCTGCCCATATTCTGAATATAGATTTTGGTCACTCTTCTATCATAGTCGAAATGCCCAGCTGAAGCTAGCATATGATCAATGTTAAGTTTATAGCCAAATGCCATCTTCTCGTCAATCGAAACTCCAGCGACTTGCTCCCCATAAACCTTCTCTGAATACTGCTCTGTAAAATCTTCATCCTGCCGTGGGCCATCGATCATCCACGCCACACTGATAGTCTCGTCAGTCACCAAAGGGTGGAGATGTCGGTGGACATAGAAGGCAGCCGTTGAGCTATACATTTTGCGGGTGGTACTAAACGAATTTGCCTCCACGTGCCCTATCCTATCGGCTGGAATTTTCATCACGTGTTTTAAGTAGGAGTGAGCCAATAATCCCGATGGCCCAGCCCCAATAATTAAGTAATCACAAGTCAATTGCATTTCCTTTTTCCTTTTTCTTTTTAGTCAAACATTTCTTGTTCAGTTTCGGGGTCAACTTGGAAAGCCGAATCATCCACGACAATCTGGCCATTTTTTCTCATATTGAGATACGTTATGAATGCCTCAGTTTTAACATAGAAGGAAGTACCAACTGTCTTCAAGGCATTATTGTTTCTTAAAACTCGCAGCACATTCTTAACAGCAGACCTTTCCCAGCCTGTTATGTCCACGAGCGAAGATAGATTCAAACGATCATCCTCAAGGAGAAGAGGCACGAAGTCATTCTTGATAACCGCATCCACCGCAGATCGGTCTTTCAGTTTTGTTTTACTTAGCTCAACCTCAGACCACTCTCCATATCTCATAGAGCTTTTGTTGTAAATCTTTTCCAGCCAGTTATAGAAGAAGTCAACGTGGCCAGTTTTAACAAGGAGGGTTTTGCCGTGGGTGTTGGTGCTGAAAAACATACCAGCTACAGCAGAAGCACCTCTCATTAGTTTTAATCTTTGATCAGAAGGTTCAACAATTGGTATGCCGTGATAATACTTATCACCCATCTGCCTAGCATATTGTAAAACTTTCTTAATTGCTCCAGCCGTAAATTTCACCTCATCAGTTTTACGAGACCAGACCCACATAACAAGATCGTGACATAAGGCCTGAGTATATTTGAGCACCCTTTCCTCTTTTACTTTCACCCTGTTATAGACTTCTTTGTTCACCTCTTCGCTATGGGCTGTCAGGACAAAATCGAATCGCCTGATGTCCTCTAGATTGCCGATCAAATCCCTGACCGCAATACAGCCATAAGGATATTGCATCATGTTCCTACTCGTGTGGCCAATCTTGCGTGGGTTACCAATCCAAACCTTTCGAGTTTGCGCCATAGTTTTCTCAGTCCTAATCTTAGTCAACTCAGCTATCCCTGATGACCTTACTCCAGAGAACAAAGCTATGTCTTCAACGCTCATTCCTGATATCTCGTCAATGATTAAAGCTCTGCGGTTATTAAGTGGGATTTTGCCCCAGTTGATATGCCATCGCTTCGCTGTCTGGCTTAGTCCTCCGATGAGCCCAGCAATGCTAGAGCTTTCACCAGTTACAAATTCTGCAACCCCATAGTGTTTAATCATCGCTTTGGCTAGCTCAGTTTTGCCACAGCCAGAATCTCCAATGATTAAACTCTCCATCCAACCACGCTCAACCTTCCCTTGAAACTTAACATTCAACGGACTGTGGAGAGTTATATCAAATGTCATAGCGATGTCCATCCGATCATAGATGCCACTTATATGTTCGATGTCCTCATGCCTTTCGAGATAAGCCTTCATCATTTCTTCAGCACTACCATCGCACTGGAAAATTTCCAAACGCTTTTCCATCTCCTCATTCATATCGAATTGGTCGATTGAATCAACAGTTTCTATGGCATCGAAAAAGAGCTGGGTGCTCTGCTGTGTTTTCGGGTTAGGAAGGGCAAGCCCTCTTAAAACATAGACTTGGTTGGCCTGTACTCCTAGCCCAGCGTGATACGCTACATTCTGAACATATTCATAATTCGCATCGGTGGTGAAGTCTATCTCTGGGATGAGTCTTAACTCTTCTATGTTTATATATGTTTTTGTATCTATCCTAAATCTGTCGCACCTATTCGGGATGCCCAGCTGCTTCTTGATATTCCTAAACAAAGCATCATCTCGAATGTCGATAAGATTTAACAAACTGCCTCTGTCAACCTCCTCCTTCAAAAATATATCTTTATTGTTATCAGTCACCTGATAGAAGGGACAAAATGGGCATAGGTTCTCGCCACCCTTGGCATCGCATTTACAATTAACTTTATTTGGAATTTCATAGGGTGGATAATCCTTGCCTGATACTAGAGCTTTGACTTCAATATTCATCAACGCATTCTTCGCATGGCTGGCGTCAGCAAGAGTGACCTTTTTATATTCCTTGTTTCTCTCCTTCTTCCCATACTCCATTGTATCATAATATTCTTTGGCTGCTGTTAAAACTTCTCTGAAGTCCTCTATTGTTTTACCATATGTTATTATAAAGTCTGTGAAGTCATCTCCTCCTTTCGGCTCTTCAATAAACTTCCCCAGCTCTGCTATGAATACAATCTCAGCTATCCCTACCAATTGCTTGGCGACTCGAATTGCTCCAGCTTCTCCAGCCTTATCTACATCATACAATATATAGACTTTTTTGTCCTTGAAATATTTATGAGGCCAGCCCTTGTTAAAACTTCCAGCCCCACTCGTAACAGTCACGGCCTTCAGCCCCATCTGGTCGGCCAACATCGCATCCATCTCTCCTTCGACAATCAATATTTTCTTCGACTCTAGATTGTGAAGAGGAAACAAGCGCATGCGCCCATATTGGTATTCTGAATCATCGGTGTAATTGATTAATTTGAACTTGGGATTCTTCATCAGGAAAGCATATTGGCGTACATTCCTGCACTTGCCTTCGCTGTCGAATATTGGTATGGTGATTCTGTTCCTAAAATATCCAAGCTTGTGCTTCTTGATAGTCGCTAGAGTGATGCCACGCATCTCCTCCAGCTTGGATATTATCATCTTGTTATCGAGCAAAGCCTTGTGCCAACTTTCCCATATAGAATTGTCAACTGTTCCCTCAAGAGAATAGTCATCAGCATTAAGCTTTATATCAAGATGTTTACAGAGCCATTGAATGCGTTCTCGTTTCGTTTCCAGCCCCAGCTTTTTCTCAAGGAATGTATAGACGTTTCCAGACCCGCATCCCGCATAACAATTGTATTGCCCTGTTTGAGAATTAAAACCAAAACTGGGGTCAGTATCTTCGTGTAAAGGACAATGTCCAGAAAACTGTCCATCTCCCAACGGCTTAATCTTTTCTACAAAATCTTCATAGAATCTCAGGTAGTCAATCTTCAATTCTATCTGTTCAATAATACTAGGCATATAACAACTCTATTTCAATTTGAATAATAATTACAAATAAAACTCTTAAATAAAAAATTTCGCTATGCCACAACTGCACTTTCTCTCGTGAGCTCCAAACTCGAAAACTACGAATGCACGAAGCTTTCTCTATACTACCCTGAGCGAAATTTTTTATTTCGCTGCATAAGTCTATTAAAAACAAGGATTGGACAGTTTTAGAATCGATGATAAAACTCTTTTTTAAAATCTTACTTTTAAAAAGTTTTAAGATCGGCACGGGATTCCTACTAAATTTCATGTGTAGAAATTTTAGCAGATTTTTATTTTTAAGTTTATCACTAATTTCCAGCATCAGCCTGATCACCCTATATTAACTATAATTTAATAACAAAAGGAAGGGCAAACGATGTGCTCACCCTTCCCTAGTCCTCCAGTTAATATAGACTATTCAAATGGGCCTTCTTGATCATCGGCTGGCCCAAAGTTCTCATCACGGCCTTCATCGAAGTTGGTTTGCCATTTGGCACTCGCCAGCATCTTGTAAAGTCCCATGACCTTCTCTCGAATGTCATCTTCAATCGAGCCACTAGGCTGAACCTTAAACACGTGGAAAGTTCCTTTGTCATTCTTCTCCTTCTGGGTAGTAAGTTCATAAATGTTCTCGAACAAATTACCACTCCCAAAAGTAGCCATAGACGTGAGCTGCTTTCCTGCCTTGTAACCAGTTTTAAGAAAGCTGATAGCAACCATCTCGTTTCCTTCGGCTCCATCAGGCAATTCATAATACTCTCCATCATCTCCAATAACACCGATAATAAGCGATGGGAAAGTCAGGATTGCTGAGCATTCTGGTGGGGTTGATTCTTCACCCCATTGCGAGTATTGACAACGAGCGCAACTGCCGTGATACTTCGCACCCTGATCAGGTTGCTTGAAGTTCGAGCTAGCGCATCTCACTCCAGTCTCTCCAGAGTCTCTTTCAGGCCAGAAAATTCTGCGCTTGTTTAGGACCAGAGGAATGAAGAGAACTCCTTGCCCATAATCGAATTTGGTAACACTGTTAACAATCTCTCCAGCAATAGCAATTCCCTCATCGACTTCTGGTGATAAGGGCTGCATCAGTTTCGCATATGGAATGATAAGGTCATCTTGATCAACCTCTTCAAGTCCAAGCTTCCCTCCGCCACCTAGAGGCATCTGGGCAACTGCGGCTGGGCTAGTAGGTGCCAAAGCTGTTTCATTAGCTTCTTGGGGCTGTTCCGCAACTTCTTCGGCTATAACTTCCACAACCTCTTCTTCGACTGGAGCTGGTGGGGTTGCCTTCGGCTTTGCGACCTTTTTGATTGCTGTTTTCTTTTGAGCGACTTTCTTTGCCATGTTTTGTTCCTTTCTCAATTAAGAGTTTGGCTGTTGAATATTAAGATCGCAGCTTTGCGAGTCTTTCAGATTTGTATTTTGAGTCTATCCTTTGAGCAAGATCAGTGTATGGATTCATCGACATTCCTGCGGGCAACTTCCCTGTCCTGAGGAAAAATTCCTTCACGGCAGGAGTACCAAAACGATGCTGGAGAAATTCTGGGGAGTCGCTTTTGAATACGAAGTCAAAAAACTTATCCCAGTCATCAACCTTCCACCCTTCCTTCTCAGTCATTGTTAAGCTACCAAAATCAGTACCAACTTTTTGAAGCTCGTTATTCTCCATAAGAGTTTTAATTTTGGCTATCAAAGCACCTTGCTTGGCGTTGATCTTTTTCTTTTGCTCTTCGAGAAGTTCTATGTCAACTCGATTGTTGAAAAACTCCTCTGCCAATTTACCAATAGTGGCAACGGCTGTTTCTTCGGCTTTTGTTAACTCTTCAGTCATGCTCTGTTCTCCTTTTTCATTTAACATTTCCTTCACGATATTTGCTTTGGTGATAATCCCATATCAGCAAATTAACGCAACCAAGCTTCTTCATAATTATCGCTGTACAATAACTCGCTATGACGCTATTGCCCGCAATCAAAAGATAGTCGGTTGGCTTCATATTCTCCACGGCCATCTCGATGTCTCGCTTCAAGCCATCATCCCTGAAGATATTTGTTTTGCCTTCGGTGATATAAACAATCTCTCCATCACCCTCCAAAAACCTAACAGAATCAGATAACTCAACTCTGTTAAAGTTTGTTACAAAGATGCTCCTATTCATTTGCCTTCACCTCATATAACTCTATGGCATCTTTAATAACTGTTAAAACTTTCGGGTCAGAAAATATAATGCGCAGAACTTGCTTCAATAATCTGCCTTTGGTTTTATCAATAACATTCATAAAGAGCTTTGAGCCATTCTTTTCATAAGTGGTAACAAGCTCCACCTTGTACCATTTATTTTGGGCTGATATAACTCTAGCTGGCCTCACCTTACTTGACATTGCTGTACTCCTCTTTAAAACTCGTCATCAGAGCGTTGATGCCTTTCTTGCCTTCGATAACACCAGCGATAATTTCATCAATAGTTTTCTTTGCTACTAAGATATATTCATTCATGGGATTCTTTTGCCCTGATCTGTTAAACCTTTCGACACTCTGAGCATAATCCTCAAAACTGTAATTCATACTGTATCTGTAACTATAACTAGCCACAGAGAGATTTAAACCCATCCCAGCAGACTTGGGGTGAGCTATGAACGCTTGAGCATCTCCTTCGATGAATTCACTCAGCGCAATCTCTCTGTTCGGCTTAGACACTCCACCATAAAACTGCACACACTTGACTCCAGCCTTCTCCAGAGCTTCGGTTATTATGCGAATATCTTCATGGTATACTGCCCACACTATAAACTTTGCATTTGGCGGCAAATCCTTTATAGACTCGATGAGGAGTTTTAATTTTGGATTTGGTGTAAAATAAGTTTTGTTTGTACCTTCTGTATTCTGAATAAAGCCAGATGTGATTTGAGATAGCCGAAGGAGTTTTGTCAATACAATCGAAGCGTCATAAGCTTCTTCATCAATAAGGGTTACCATGTCGGCAGCCATCTCGTTGTAAGCTCGTTTCTGTTCCTTTGTTAGTTCTAACTCTAGCCACTGGGAAGCAAATGGTGGAAGGTCTTGGGTGTCCTTCTTCTTCCAGCTAACAGAATAGACCGACTTGATTTGCTCTAGCCTATTTGCCGTTGCTGGCTTTGGGTTCCACTCGTATTCATTCCAATGGGACTTCTGAAAATATAACTCTCGAAAGGCATAGAAGGATTCACCCAGCATTCTAGGGTCAAGGAACTTCCACTGAGGGAAAAGCTCCAGCCAAGTGTTAGGAGTCGGGGTGCCAGTAAGGATAGATTTGAACTCAGCTACTGTACTGAGTTTTAACATAGCTTTGGTTTGCTTGCTAGTTGGGTTTTTAATCCTTGAGGATTCATCAGCGATTATAAAGTCTGGATTCAGTTTTAATAACTGAGGCAAGAGTCGCCATGTTTTCTCATAGTTGATTATATAAATTCCATCCATGTCGGCCTGTAAAACTTTCCTAGCATAATCGACTGACCGACCTAAAACATTTATGGTAAGTGGGTTGCCCTCTCCTAAGAATAGCCGAATGTCATTTGCCCAGACACGTTCCATAATTGATAATGGGCAAACAATTAAAACTCTTTTAACATCAGCATTCCAAATCCTATCCCATATCAATCCTATTTGTACTGCAGTTTTACCAGACCCAGGTTCACTAAAGTCTGCAGAGAGATTTGTTTGGCTCCAAAATGTAAAACTCTGGAGCTGGTGAGTCCAGAAGGGAAGTGCTAACAGATCACGATAATCCTCATCAGGATTGAGCAGAGCTTCATCCCGAAGTTTTAACAAATCGACATAGCCCTGTCGAAGCTCATCAAGTCCTTCTTTGGTCCCAGCCTCAATCTCCACCTCAGGGAAGACAGCCACCACTTCATTAAACACGAGTTTTAATAATGGGAATGTCCAGTGTTTAGTTTTCTTGCTAAAATAGCTGCCTGTAATCGAGACAGCCCTTGTTCGATCTTCATAAGGACACCATAGGCAGAGCTTGCCACCCTCTGCCCATAGTGTTGGTTTTGTTAACTTGTTATAATGTCTTAGCAACGATCTTGGCCTCATCAGAGATGTACTCATCGACACTCTTGCCAAACTTGATAAGCCAGTTAATTGTATCAGGCCTAGTATGAGCAAAGGCTTCAATCAATCTAATCATGTGGTCATCGAAGTAATCTTTGAGGTCAATATTCTTCGTGCCTTCTTCGGTCTCTGTTTCCTCTTCCTCTTCATCAGTAGGAAACCATACACCCCATCCAAGGGAAATTGCTTCAGCATCTACTTTATCAAAGTCGCTCCAGTCGCTTGAAGCGAAGTCTTGTAGAAACTTTTCAGCGTAGTCAATAAGGTAGTCCAAACCCTCCTTGCTAATCTTGACATCAGCATCGGTGAATAAAGCTTTTAATTGGCGTTGATTGATAATGCGATTTTGTGGCATGTTCCTTTTTCCTTTTTCGTTTGTGATGATAAAAAAGCCCCAGCAATATGCTGAAGCTTAAAACTCAATCATCGTATTTGATAAACTTGTAACCCAACCCATGGCCCAACTCCTTTGTCTTTTATAAAGCTCTATATTTTAATCTGTGGAGTTGTTAGAATTAAAACTATTTTTCTTCACCTCAGTTTTATTTTTAATCAACTTCGATAGCATCAATGGTAATTTCAGATCGTTTAAAATCATAACTCAAATTAATGACTGCCCACTTCTTCGAGTTCATAACTGACTCTGTATACATGCCTTCGATTATAGGATGACGAATATTGATGACATCCCACTTCTGTAAATGTATAGCGTTGAAGAAAGTTTTGAACTTTGCACGCCAGTGTTTCTTATGAAGTCTATCGAGTAAATGATCAAGGTGAATAGTAGCAGTTGTTAAATCTCTCGTGTATGGATTCTTGTATGTCTTTGCTATAACTTCAGAGTGGATTGTAACATCTGAATCATTAACATCTTTCTGGAGTCCGAAAGCTCCATTGTCAACATACTCGACAGTAACATCTGTGACCAGAGTTTCCTTCTGCCCGACCATGCTAAATGAGTTTTGTATGATTGGATTCTCTAGATAACTCAAATCCCACAATGGATAATCTGAGGTGTCAGTTCCAGCAGCAGTATCAGTATCTGTCTGAAAGCCTATAAAGCGACCAACTTGGCGGCTTGTAGTTGACCAATCTAAAGAGGTGCCAGCAACAACAGTAACAGTAAACTTTCCTGTGGTGGAAGAGTAGGTGCAAGTTGACCCACCGATTATAACTGATAGGTTGGTTTGGATCATACTCGCTAGGGCTGATGCTGTATATGTTCCAGCTGTCAAAGTTGTTGATATGGAGCCTGGGCCTGGATGTGTAAAATATAGTTTATCATTCACGCTAGCTTCAATAACAAAAACTGTATTGGGATTGTAGTCAAATATATCTCTATTGCTGGGCTTGGTATCTCCAGAAGCAGAGAAGCCAACAGGCCCACCAAACACCAGCATCCTAGTCAGCCCAGTAGCATCAATATCTGTTAGAGATTTAACAGTTGTTAAGAGTTTTGTCATTGGAGTGAACCATGGCTCTGGACTCCCATGAATAGCTAGCGACAATATGGACGTTGATAAATCATTTGAGGCAATATTAAAACTATCCCTCAAGAGGTCAGTATCATCCGAAGGACCAACGCCAGCTTCGTTGCCCATCCCTAGCTCATCCCTGAATAAACTCTCGACAACGCCAGCAGCATTCTCGATAAGGGTGCCAGAGCCGTTGGAATCAATATGGGCTTCAGAGTATCCATCCACGACATCTCTATCATCTATCCATGTGTCATATTCTCTTCCTTTGATAGATGAATATAATGGCATATATTCATAGCTAGAAAATACACCTTTCTTCCATACTTCATAAATGGTCGCAACAGTTTCAGTAGCACCTGCTGATATGTCTCGATAGTGCGCAATAGTTATGCTTTGTTGCATGGCAGCATCACCGCCAGCACCGACATTAGCAATGAAGATAGTTTTAATTCCAGCATTAGCATGAGCATTAAGTTCATTGCCATCTACAAGCAGGTGAAGTTGCCCAGCAGCTAGGCCAGCACCCCTTGTTAAACTAAACTTAATATACAACCCAACAGTGCCGATAGTTCTGTCATTTGTGTAGGTCGCATCGAAGTCTAAATCAACTCTAGCTTGAACAAGGGCTGACCAACCTGCACCGATAGTACTCACAGCAGGAGTAGCAGCGTCAGAGTCAACAGCATAAGTATCGTTTGTCCAAGTCGCAGCACCGACATCTGCGTTGTTAGAAGTAGTCCCATCACCAAGTAAAATATCTCTGTAAGATCGGTTACTGTTAGCTTGATAACTAAACGTAGCACCATCAGTATTATTATTTGTCATAGCTACTGGCGTGGATGTATTCTCGACAAATCTTCCAAGCGTTGAATCCCACGCCCAAACTAAGTCTGTAGTATTCAGAGTTGTTAAAACTTCGTGACCTGCCATCATCCACTTTTCCTGATTGGCTGAGTTCACCCCAAGCAGAATCATAGGCACCATATTATTATCTTTGTCACAAGTCATTGCGTCAGTCGTGCCAGTCGCAGCTCCATATAAGTTTCGGTGGTCGCCATAAATGATCGGCTTAATTTGTCCCAGAGCTTCGTCAGGAAGAGTAGCACCATCAGCCCCATCACTTCCCTCAAGGAGAGTACCAATTTGTTTATCGAGAAGTTGATTGGAGTCGGTTACATTAAACTGCATTGACTTATAGTTTAATGAAGGAGTGTCTTTGACAAGTCCTGAATAGAGTTGTAAACGCTCTGACAAGTTAATTGTAAGACCATCGTCAAAGTATTCAAATATATTAACTTCCATAAGAGCCATGTCTGGGTAAGTCGCTAGAACATCTGAAAATAATTCATTGTTCATAACTCCAAAACCTAAGTCTTGAGTTGGTGAGAATCCACCCAGCTCTTTGGCATATTGTTTTACTTTCGGTGGAAGAGATAAAATGCCCTGATAAGGTCGGTCAATCTCCCAGACTTGTCCAGACCCATTAACAAAAGTCGCACTGGCGCAATTCACCCTTGTAGGTGAAGCGATAGCAGTTATGGGATATACACCAGCATTTGCTCCGCCAGTTATAGTTAAAACATCACCGATTAAAACTTGAGTTGTATCCATAGTAGCAGACTCGAAGCGTGTTGGCTTCGCTACATCGGTGTCTCCATCAGCTTCAGCATCAATGCGAACATCGAAGGAACTATTGGCTGAGAAGTTTTGTCCAATGCCTGCTATCTCAATTCCCATCCGTGGAAAATATCCTTTGAGATTGCTTTGTTTTAAAATGTGGGCATCTATTGAGGGCAAAGACATTAGGTCAATTCCTTTCGCAATACGAATTTAAGATTGTACAAAACTCCTTTTGATAAAGGAAAGTCCAGAACATCGGACCACAATCTGACAGATACAGCGACAGCATCCTCATCAGTAAAAGTGAATGCAAATTCTTTATAATTTACAGGAGTGTTAGCAAACCATGCAAGCAACTCATCTCGCTTCGCTGCAGTTATCCTATTCACCACGATATTGTAAAACTGTTCGACATCTCCAAGCGTAGTAATTTTGACCTGACCACCGCCAGCTTTCCCGACTAGCTGTTGAGGCTTAATCGGTTCACTAGAGGGCAAGAAGCGACCTTTGGAAAAGGTATACACGTTTGAATTCTTATCTGTAAAAAATGGAAGTGCCATCAATCATTCTCCTTATTGATTCCCAATCTGAATATGTCCAGCCTGAACCAGCTCCATAAAACCTTCTGAAAACTCTTCTTTGTTTTCTACAATCATTCGATAAACTGATTCACCATCAGTAGCATAAATGTTAATTATCATTTGTCCGCCAGAAGCTCCACCCCCACCACTAGCGATTTGATTGAGTCTTAAAATCTCATCACCAAATTGATCACTAGCATCCTTTGTGCTGACTATTTCACCAGGTGTTAACAACGCTGGAACAGTATCGCTTTCTGGCGCAACTCCTCCAAATGCATAAGGCTTAACACCGCCACCAAATTGATAAGGCTGGGCAGCTATCGTAGCAATCTGAGCAGCCCCAGTAGCCAAAGCGATAGCACCAGCAGCGATACCTAGAGGCACGAAAGGTTTTGTTTGTAAAGCCGATATCACCATGAGAGCAGCTTCACCGATAGCAGCAGCGAGTCGAATGCCTTTTAATTCCTTGGCAGCTTTCTTCTCAGCAAGCAGGGCATCATCTTTCAAGTTTTGTATTTCAGCAGCTTTCTCCTCTTCGCTTTTTGTCGAATCTAAAACTGCAGCAATGTCGGCATCTAGCTCTTTTTTGATTTGAGCTTTGCGAAGATTCAGGAGAGAGTTATACAACCCACCAACCATCGCAACTACTCTTTGCGTGCCTGATATAATGTCTCTATTTTTCTTTGCCCATTGCTCGATCATATTATCAACTTGCAACTCTTCCCACTCGAACATAGGTTCAAATGCATCAATATAACTCTGAGCGATTCTTTGATTGGATTCAGTGATAGCAGTTTCGATCTCACCCTGCTTTTCAATAACGGCAACTCCAGTCGCTTCGGCAGCTTCCTGCGAAGCTTCTCCAGCAGCAGCTTGCTCTTCTCGAAGTTTATCAACCGATGCTTTTGTAAAACCTAGCAAGGCTTGTAAAGCTACCTGCATAGATGTTTGCCTTTGCTCAATGTAAGCATCCCAATCTTTGTTCATAGTTTCGAGTTCAGATTTGCTAGCCCCTGATAAAAGTCTAAAGAAGAAACCACTGTCTTTGACCATCTCATTTATCATCTTTGAAAACTTGCCTCTGATCTGGCCTACCCAGCTATCAACTATGATGCCGACAAGCCCCATAATGAGTTCCCAATTTGCAGCGAACTCCTGTGCGATATTGGCCCAACCAACCTCCCCTATGCCACCCAGCACTTCATTAGCCTTATCGACCAAAGGAGTTAGTTTTTCAATAAGAAAATCACCAAGCTCGATTAAACCAATCTGGACATTAGCTTTGAATTTGTCAATCTTTGTATTCCACTCTTTATTAAGTTTGTCAAAAGCTTTGGTTGAAGCTCCAGCCCTCTTGCCCATCTCTTCGATAGCATCAGCGAGTCGGTCTGTATTATTGGCCATTGTTAAAACTGCTTTCAAACTTCTCACATTAGGAATAAACTGAGTCACTAGCTCTGGGTCCATCCCAGCAAATTGTTCCATAGTTGATACGAGATCAAGCGCACCATCGTCAAATCTTTTAATCTCGATTCCATGAGCCTTCATCGCAGCCGCAGCATCGTCTGTAGGTTTTATGAAATCCTTTAACATAGCATTGATCGCAGTAGTCGCTTCAGCAGTATTAATACCATTGGCAGTCACGACAGCTAGAGCAGCACTAACATCCTCAAGAGCTATGTTAACAGACTTGGCCATCGGCAACATCATACCCATCGAAGCAGACAATTCAGTCATCGTTGTTTTACCAAGCTTAACAGTAGTGAATAGAATGTCGGAAACGTCCGCAGCTTTATCAGCAGAGAAGCCATAAGCATTCAAGGCAGTAGTGAGCAAATCAGCAGCACTCGCAGCCGTAGTAACACCACCCACCGCTAGCTTCGCAGCTTCGTTTAAAACCATAGCCGAAGAAGCAGCATCATTGAACCCAGCCGACACGATATCATAACGAGCTTTTGTCAAACTCTTTAGAGCTAGACCAGTCTGGGAATGAATGTTTTTTAATTCCTTCCCCATCCTCTTCATCGAGTCATCGGTGACATCATCCATCAAGGTTGATATTTCAGCGAGTCCTTTGGAGAAGTCTCCAGCGAGTTTTACACTGATGCCTCCAATAGCGATACCAGCGACAGCTCCCATCTTGAGAAACTTTTTGCCAACATCCGCTACACCTTTGCCAAATCCTCTTAACTTGCCTGAAGCTTTATCATTCAGGAACATATCGACTTTGAGTGGCATGATCTTATCCTTAACTTGTTATGGCACCAAGCTTATGCTGGTGTATGATTTGAAGGCTTGATAAAAGTGAATCGAAGTCGTCAATTGTTAACTCTGTGGGGCCAAAATATTCTAAGACAAATGGCATAGCTTCCATCGTTGGATAATAAGCTTGCATCTGCTTCTTATCTTTAACAAAAGTATATTTCTGTAGTGGACTCAAACTCACAATCCTTTCATATAACTCGAATGCTAAATGATTGGCTTTGTTAAGAGCTGGAGGATCATGTCTAACATTTCCATCAACATCGCTCCAGCTTGGAATCACTTCACATTCCTTGCCATCAGTTTTATCACATCTTGGCGAACTTACTTTTTTGCCCTTCGATCTTTTACTATGCCGAGCACGACAACCAAAACAGTGACCATATGATTGTCCCCAGAGACTTAAAGCCCTGACATAGTTCAGGAGTTTTTTGAGTCTGGCTCCTCTTGGTTATCTTCATCGAGTACAGACGCAGGTTGCTCACTGTCTACTTCTCCTGAAATCTTTTTCTTAAACTCAATGATGCCTTCGAGCGAAGGAAAAACAACTTTGTCAACAAACTCAAATATCGCTTTTTCAGGAAGAGAATCAACTGATAAAACTTTATCAAACGCAATAGGATTGTCTTGCTGATCCACGACATTCTCCCAATCATAAATCATCGACTTCATAATTTGCGCAGCTAACACAAATGGGTCTTCAATCATCCCATTAATTACATGGGCCATGACGAGTCGTTGGCGATTTACAAAAGGCAGATCGTGATAGAGGAGAGCCCAGTCATCGTGCTCGAATCTATTTTGTATTTTGACGTTTGTTACTTTGAGTGGCATGTTTGGTTCCTGCTTTCTTCGGTTTGGTTTTCTTAGCCTTTGAAGTTGCCTTCGGTGCAACCTTCTCTGGCTTTTTATTTATGACTTTCCCATCCCTAGATTTCACTGGCGTTTCGGGTGGAATAGTTTTAATAATTTCGAGCTCAGCATCTGTTGAATATCTCCAGCCATCATGCCAAGTTAAATGTTTGAACCTAAAACCTTTTGGAGCATATGTTTTAACAAATCCTGTTTTCATTTTAATACTCCTGATTCTGATCAAGTAATAAGTTGAATGGGTTCTGGTTAGTTGTCGTGATTACGATCTCACTTTTGGGAGTCGTATTCAGCGTTGGGAAACTCGCTGGTTGACCTGCTGGAACAAAACATTTGAAGTCAATCGTTTGAGTTATAACTCCAGCACTCGCTACAGGCATCCCGACTTTTGTTAACTTAAAACTATTCAACCACAGAGTTAAGTTGCGAGCAGCAGCAGATAAAAGCGAACCACTAAAACTAATCTCAGCCATCAACATCGTCTCATTATCACGGGCATCGATAAAAGTGTCAGCATCATATCTTGGAAGGGTAAATGAACCACCGATCTCACGCATGCCTCCACGAGCTGGCTCAACTCGATACAGTCCAGCGATAGCATCTTGATCATCAGTTTGGAGATTATTATTCAAGGTCAACTCGAAGCCAGACACCGCTCGATTATCTGCTGATGTTAAAGCTGTCCCAGTGCTATAAGCGTCCACCCGAATATAATCAATATCACTGTAAACAATTCGCTCATTCTCTTCAAATAATTCTGAGGAGTTATCCCAATCCCAACTAGAGCTAGCTGTATTGGTTGAAGAAGCTCTATCAAGGTCGAATGGAGCCATGTCAAAACTAAAGTTTACACCAGTCCCAGCTTGGGCAGACATACTCATTGAATTGATCATAACCGATCTGAACACCCACGGCTTGCTTTGATTCTTTTCGATACCTAAAGTGCCACGATGAACGAGCTGATCACCACTAGCATAAATACCACCAGTTGGGAAGGAGGAGTACACCACATCCCAATCATTCTGAGATATTTCATTTATACATTCAAATGTATGGGTAAATTCTAGCGCACCAAGCTCAGCTGTATCTAGAGCGACAGGTGTAACATCCCAGTTAGGAGTTATGTTTGCTATTGACCCAGTACCACCTGGGATGTCCGTTATCCTTCGGACTTGTCCTTGCCTAGCGTTGTTGGTCATACGAATAAATTTTCCAACACTAGCACTAGTGAATACGACAGCCCCATCAACGAAGTTAGAGGCAGTTTGCCCAGTGGCTGGATTAGCAACTGTTAGAGCCGTTGCTGAGTCATATGTTGGGCTATCTGTGGCCAAAGGTTTTTCAAAGCCTAGAGCACATGCTAGCAGAGCGTCAAGGCCATCATAGAAAGCATTCACCTCAAGAGAACCATTGGGCAAAATTCCTACCAAATCACTACCAGCGGCACCAGCCTGACCAATAAGCGTTTCGTCACTCTCGAAGTTATGCGTGTCAATCAATCCTTCAGATACAAAAGGAACTCTATCAGAGCCACCCAGTGCAACTTCTTCTCCATCCGCTAGCGTTGGAGTTGTAGGATATAATGTTGCTGCTAATCCTGTTCCTGATATCCCAGCACCTTCGACTCTAAAACCTGCGACACCTTTTATTCCTAATCCTGTTCCCATGTTAAAACTCCTTATTGATAAAACTCTTTAGAATATCGCAGCTGTTCTCTCGTTGCTAAGTTCAATCCATAACTCGCCAGCGTCACTAGAAACGCCATCTTGGAAAAACATAAAGCCGTGATCATTATACATAAAAGCTTTCACAGTTATAGTTTGTCCGATAGCTTCTTGCCCAGCAACTGGTTCGCTTGCTGTTAAAACTTTACAGTTGGGAATATATATCCAGATGGTATTTGTTCCATCAGTTATAGTAAACTCAGCCTGAAGTTTTGTTTCGTTATCTCTCCAATTGAGAAATGTATCATCCTCATATCGTGGTACAGTTAACTCCAGCATGACTTCCCTGAAGCCGTTGCGAACTGGCTTAATTGGAATCAAAGGATCAGAGTGAACTTGACCACCAGCGTAGTTTAAATCACCAGGTGTAGCTTGCTGGGATTCTGTCAAGTTATTGTTAACTGTAATCGAGAACTGGCTGATGGCTCTATTGTCCGTTGTAGCGTGTAGAGCGTTGACCTGATCTGCGATCTTGAAAGTTATATCAGAGAAGTTAGCCAAAGAAGGAATATCATCATCAAGGGCTTGAAGCTCTGTGGGTGTATTTTCTGATCCTGTTATAACTTGAGTCAGTGATTGAGTCTCGAAAGCTAAACTGAGATTTTCACCAGCAGCACTTGAGATTGTAAACTGATTTATGAATGCGCATTCGCACTCCCAAGTTGACGTTGTACTTTTGCCTTTGTCAACGGCTAATGTTAAGAAAACATTCAGCTCATCTTGGAAAGTTATTTCATTATTAGTCTCGCCAGCGTTCCACGTCACAGTACCCATAGCAGCAGCAATCAGAAGATCACTTCCAATAAAATCTCCACCAGCACCCTTCTCAGTATAAGGGAAAGGAGTTTCAATTGGCCCAACTACAGGCTCGAAAACAATCTGGCTGTCTCGCTTTCCAGCACCACCATAAAGATACTCGTGATCAATATGTGCTATCTCTTTGTGCAAATCTTCGCTGTTAAATAAAACTTTGTCTGTGGCATTTACAGCAGTCTGTTCATTGGTTTGCTTAGCAGCACCCAATATACCTTTTATGCCTAGTCCTGTTGCCATGTTAAAACTCCTTTACACACTTGGGTTGGTTGCTCTTGGGTTGAACCTATACTTGATTGAAAACTCCATAACTAAAATTCCATAGCCGTGGGATTCACTCCACTGTATACTTGAGGTCATCCCTCTCAATATGGTGGCTTCAGCATATCCACCTTTTCTTAAATCTCCACCACACATCGCTAGAGTTATATCACCATACAAATCGTCCAGCGCATCTTCCATACTTCCCACTTTGTCCATAGTGTCTTTTCGTTTCTCTTTTATGACACCGACTATAAACAAAGTCATACCATTTGTCAAGTCCATTTCCGAAGTTCCTGAAACATACTCCTCAGCAGTCAAAGGATAGAAGTTTGTTGGGGCATCTCCTAAAAGAAAACAAGCAGGCAGATCGTGATCACGCAACTCGTTGATATCAGTAAACTCTCTGCTGATAAGCTTCAGGGTGTTAATATAATTTCCACTACCATCGATCAGGGGCAAGGTGGTCCCATAAATGTACTCTTTGATCTTGGCTCGTTTGTTAACTAAATTGCCCATTATATTTTTGCCTTTTTGAAAGTTTGTTCAACCGACTCTCTAAATATTTTTAGCACAGTTGCTTTCGAGTCCTTCACTGCTGGCTTCAGGAAAGGTCGTTTGGGGATTTTGATAGAAGCTTTTGTGCCTCTCCCAAATAGATTGCTAGCATTAATCGTGCCACCCTCTTCCTGTATCCTAGCGTATGGAGTATTGCTTCCAATGATTCCTTTAATCCTACCAGCCCCAACATGTATCTCTCTGATGGATTCAGTTTTGCCTTCTCCAAAATCCTTCGAGCTGGATTTGACTCCTCCACTCACTAGAGCTTTAACAGAGCTTGGGAGATTAACTTGGCTGAATCTGAAGTTGCCTAGCACAGAGCCGATAAGCCTATTTGATCGGCTTGTTAATTTGTTCGGCAGGGCTGGAAGGGTTATTGCCTCCACAGTGCTCGAAGTCGGCCTGAAATAATCCATAGCCGAAGTGATAGCAACTTCCTGTAAAGCTAGGGCAACAGCATCTTTAAGAACATGCTTGTGTAGCTTAGCAGCAAACTTTTTAATCTGAGATTGCTTCGCTGCGAAATTGGTATTGACTTTAAAATCACCCATCAGGTTAGTGGCCTTTCATACTTCTCTAAAATAGCTCTAACAGCTGGATGAAATTCACCAGTAAGATATTCAGTCACCCCAATCGAGCTAACAGCACCGCCAGTGGACTTTCGCTTAACATCTAAACGTCTGCCACCTAAGTCACTATCATTATAAATTCGAGCCACAACCATATTACACGCCAGCTGTAAATCTTCTGGGATTCCTAAAACTCCGAAGTCAGATTCAAGCTCACTAGCGAAGGCAGTGTCATCCTCATTAAAGCCGATCAAAGAAGCAGCAGACCTATAAGCATATGTTCCACTATCGAATACAAATTGGACCGAAGTGCTATCAGTCTCAACTTTGAACTTCCCAGTTCTGGAGTTATAGGTCACTGTAAAAGTAGCACCACCAATTAGGTCCATCTGAGTTTTAATTTCAGTTGCTAATTCATTTGCTGTATAACTCCCAGCATCAAGCTGAGCATTTATTTCTGAACTGACTCCATCTTCATTAAAGTCAATTCGATCATTAACATCCTCTTCAACTATGAACTCGTCATAGCCAGCTCGATAAGTTAATTTGACATTCAAAGTTCCTTTAGCAAATGTTTGCCCGAAGGTAGCGACTGGAGACAAAACAATCATATATGAATCATTGTCAATAAGATAATCAGCAGCAGGTTTTAAAGTATCTGATCCAAACTCTCTGCTGTTATCGTCATACATCGAAGTTATGCTGATAACTGGATACTGAACTGGATAATAATTCCTGCTCCCAGTCCCATCCTGATATTCAACTTTTGTTCTGGCTCGAAGTTTGCGCTTGACAAAAGTCTCGATATGCCCAGAAGCTTTGCTGATCATGCGTTTGAGTTTATCATCGTTATCAGTGTCAGTACTATCCTTGTTGATATAGTCCTTAAAACTCTCAATTGTTGTCAAATCAAATCGACTCATCATTCACCTCTGTGGACATTTAAGTTAATGTCTTGGAGTTCAATTAAAATCATTTCGCCAGCTTTAAGTTTTGGATACACCATCTTGTAAAATCTCTCGAAAGCTTTTGTGCTGTTTTTGATATAACCTTCACCCACATTATTATTATTGGCATCGTCACCGACTAGCACGCAAGCTTCGGTATCATCGGCATCATTCCCAATATGCATATAAACATAATCATAGTTTGGCACGTCCAGTATCTCGATATGAAATTCAAACCATTCAAATCTATTCCGATACTTCTTTGTCAATGGTGTAACTTCTTCTCTAATTCCTAGCGTATACATAGCACGTGGAATGCGAGTCTCACCAGCCACTTTTACATCACGAGCTTCATCCTCAAGGGCATAACAAAACCATCTCCCATTCCAGAAGAGGAGGTCAAGCGTGCTCTCACCATTATCATTGTAGCTCAATATGTCAATTTTATTTAACATTTTCAATTCGCCAGCGCCATAATTAACATGCCAAGGATAACTCCTCCACCACCGACCTTCCACAATAAATCTGGATCAACCCCAGTGGTGATCGTATCAGGTGGTGGGAAGTCTAAAATGAACGTGTCTATGACAGCGTGTCTCCTTATGTTTATTGGAGGTGGAATAAACTTTTCATGAAGCGCAATCCCAATCTGATATTCGATCTGGGAAAGGCTATCAACACCGCTAAAATTTAAGCTAACATCAGAGCTCATTTCAGGCAATATAATTTCACCATGGCTCGTATCGGTTATGGCTTCCAAAAAAGCTTCCACCCAATTGGTATCATTCACAGAATGTCTCGTTGTATCTCGATATGTCTGTCCAAACTCTTTTACAAACTTGTCGTAATCATACCTAACAAAGCCGATACGAGCTTGTTCAGCAATGGTGGCACTATCTGGTGCTGAGATATTCGCACGAGCTAGAACAGGTGGTTTCGGCCATAATAGCCAGCAAATCACCCCAGATGCCAGCAAAAGGAGGAAGATCAGTATGAGAATAACACGATTCATTCTAATTCTCTTTGAACTTCGAGACTCCATCAACTCCAGATTGGCCACCCAGATAAGTCAGCGAGATAAGGCCGACAGCAGAAATTGCCGCTGTAGCCTTCTCAACATCATCTATGAAATAGGCTAGAGCGAATATCATGACAACGGCTAAGACCGCAAATGTTAATTTTTTACTCATGGAATTATAATTCCTTGTTTAGTCGCCATTTGTTTCAATATCGAGTTATTTTGCCCAACTGTTTTCTGGACAGCTTTGAATTCTGCCTTGTAATTAAGATCGTGAAACACCACAGTATCTTTCAAGGTCTCAACATCATCTCTAATCTCCACTATGCTCTGCGCATTATCATTTGAGTTTGACAAAGCCGTTGTTGCTGTATAATCGACTCCGAAAACAAATCTGCCGAATCCAGCCAAAACAACTATAATCGCCAGCACACTTCCAATTAACACTATTTTCTGTTTCACGCCAACATCCCTTTCATCATTTCAACTATTCCAAAATACATTATTGCCCACCTCAATAACTGCCCAATCACAGCTCCACCCAAATCCCAAACGAAAGCATCTTGAAAACTAAACTTGTCAGACAAGATCATGTTCCTGATTATATAGTTTTCTATCTTGAACCAGAGATGTGTCTGTGGCTCTCTCAAATACTGCCATCTTGGATCATCGTACCAATACACGCATCCATCTTTAATCTCCCAAGCGATGCCTATAAAATAAGTCCAGCCAAAGCCCAAAAATATTCCACCCAAAATAGAACCACAGAAATGGAACTTGTTATGGAAATTGAAAATGAGTTTATCCAAATCATTATTAAAGAATTTGGGCCTTGGCTTAGACATTTGTCATAACTCCTTATTTGACCGCTTCAAGTTTTGGTTCAGGCTTTGGTTTATCTTCATAGCCTTTTGCGCCACCTTCGTCAACGATCACGCCAGCCAAGTCCTCTAGAAACTCAGCAGAACTTTCTGGGAAAGCTTCGTCAAAAGTTTTAGCTGGGATAGCTTCGACTTTGTACTCAGTGATATCATCCATAGCATCTTTCAAATCTTCTTCAAAGGCTTTGAAATTATCAGTCGCAGGTTTCACTTCCCACTTCCCAGTTTTAGGATTCTGCTCGCCATACTCTTTGCGCTTCTCTTCAACCGTTTCATAATACTCTTTCAGGTCATCCCACAAAGGTCGGATTGCCTTCTTGATCATACGGCTGAATTTTGTTTTAACTTTTGCTCTGCGAAGTTCTGCGAGTGAACTTTCTCTCATCAATAAACTTCTCAGCGTCATCTTAACTTTCATGTTGTGGTTCCTTTCGGTTTCTTCGGTTTGTGTTACTTGTCTTTTTAATTACTATGCAGAACGCACATTGCTAATCCTGCTCCAACTGTTGCTTCCAAGACATGACCTATTTCTTGGAAATGCTTGTCACTAGAGAATGGTGAACTTGGTGCTGCTTCTTGGTGAGCATAGCCGATAGTCCCACCATCAGCAGCCACCTGACTTCTTACAAAGTATCCAAGCACCGCTGCCTCTTCAATATAAACATATGCACGGCCATTCCCGACCACCCAGCACTCTTCTCCATCAGCAACCTGATTGCCATCATCATCGCCATAAACAATTCCTATCTGGTCAGCTTCATCATCAGGACATAACTCAAAAGCAAAATCAATGGTAGCATGGTGGTGAGCTATCGTCCCCTTGATTGAGGTGGCACCAGTTTTGTTTATCATCTTGGTTGCCACCCCACCATCAGGAGTTAAAAACAAAGCATTGTTTATGTTGATTCCTTTCTCGCTATTGACGCCAGCAAGAATAGGATCACCGACATTTTTTGTAGCCATGATAAAACTCCCCTATGAATTAATCAAGTTTTGTCAAAAGGATAGGCCAGAGAAGATTCCAAACCTCAGTTTGATATCCATCGAGACGTGTTTGCATTTCTTTACTACACGAGCCATGCACTTCAATCTCTTGAGCAACACATTGGATCAATTGATCCTTCTCAATAGGCAAAGCTTTGCGAAGTTCATTCACTTCCTTAGTTGCTTTCAGAAAGTCCTTTCTGACTTGGCCATCGGTTTGGTACTCGATGGAGAGTTTTATCAATCGGATGATATATGCTGCGCAATCATCCCCATCAACCATAGCGATAGTATCAAACAGAGCTTCTTGAGTTGGATTAGAGCCAGCTCCATTTTCCTTGAAGGATGCACTGTCACCCTGTAGGTCCTCATAGGCAACTGCATCGCCAGTTCTAAAAACATTTGCTTGAAGTGGGTCACCAGTATTGCCAATTGCCATGATAAAACTCCTTAGCTGTTAGAGCTTCTGGAAAGCTCAACCCACTCTGTGCCGTTGTGTAAAAACTCGATTCTGTCATCAACGTGGTCCATAACGAAATCAGCACCACCAGCACAGATGAATGCCCCTGCTCCAGTTCCATCCTTAACAGTGATTTGATTTGAAGCCCCTGAAGCATTTGGGGATAAGATCAATCTCGCTCCATTCGTTCCACCACCACAAGTAACAAGGTCATCAGCTCCAGCACCTGGCCCACCAACAGGGATAACTTTCAACCAACTTTTTTCAGTAGTCACGTGACCAGAAGCATTCAATGTCGATACACCTGATTCATGTATTAAAAGTCTTTCCACAGTAAAGGTACACCCAAAGATTCCAGCCTGACCATTTCCATCGTCAATCTTGAGGAAAGAACCATTGCGAAGTTCATCCCAATCTCCAAGGTGGTAAATTTCATTACCCCAGTCAATATCCAGACCAATCGGTGAAGTGCCTTCCCTTGTTTGAACGAGCTCATTATTATTATCAATGATCAAGTTCTTTTCGTTGAAGGCTCCATCCCAGTCGCCCACTTCGGTAAATTGATTGGCATTATCAATCCTGAATCCTTGTTCAGTTGTTTGAATAGTCCTATTGAAGTCATCCAAGATAAATTGCGTTCCATTAACAACATAATCAATGTCTCCAATTACCATGCCATAGTTCGGAGTAGCTTCCATTAGCAATCCACCGCCTTGGCCAAACAGGGTCAAGCCATTGGTGTCGGATAAGTACATCTCAACAGTACCAAACTTAAATGAATGAGTCCCTTGGGCAACATCTACTGTGAACAAAGCCCCATTCCCATACCAATCATCGATATCACCAAGCTTAATAGTTTCCCCTTGTGTTAAAACTTCAAGGAAGCGACCATCAGTGTTGCCAATCCAAGTTGCATTTGTATTATCTTCAACTCTTAGCAGGTTCCCGTTGTATAATGCTTCAGGGTCACCTAAGCTGAATTCCAGACCACCAAAATCTAATTTCAGACCAATAGTATCTGAACCAAACCCACCGTCATAAAATGCGAACATGTTAGCTGCAACATCTAGTTCAAAGGAAAGACCTGAATAAACATCCCCACCTCTGACTGCACTTGAATTGAGGTTGATAGATTGGTCATCGTCATCCAGAAGAAAGTATGTACCTGAAAAGTTAGTATCAACATCACCGAGTTTTATAAGAGGTGTATAATCTCCAGGGATTTCTCCAATAA